CTACATAATGGAATAACGATAACGAATGTCGATATGATTGTCCGCGAGCGTGATCTTCTCGATCAATTCATGCAGAATCGTCCGTAGCCTTTCGGTATCATTCACATCGAGAGATAGGAAGTCCTCGATAATGTTCACTACGTTTGCTGTCTGGCTTGACTCTTCGCGGATCGCCTTTATTTGTCCGTCCAAAATGGCTATTTCCTCGTCAATGGTTTGAATCTGCTTTTTTAACGAAACCATCATGCCTTGATATGTTTGATCGTCGAACAAATCACGCTGGCCGAAAATATCGATTTGATCTTTTTGCAATTTCTCCCGCTGCTTTTGTTTGGTCTTCCGTTCATTCTCCAGCCTCGATAAATCCACGCTCCTATCAGCCGAAGCGATGATATTTGAAGTGGACAAAGCAGACAAGCGGCCGCGAACGACACTAATCACCTTCATTTCCAATTCGTCAGCATTAACATTCGCCTGAGGGCATGCATTGCGACCGTATTTGTGATACGTCTTGCAAATATAGTATCGGTATTGTTTGCTTTGAAAGCTTCGCTTTTGGCAGACCATGCCTTGTCCGCATTTTGCGCAAAACAAAATACCCGTTAGGGGATGGTATGCCCTTCGCGGCGTCCTGTGGTGTCCACGGCCAGCCAAGATTCTTTGGGCAGCGTAAAACGTTTCTTTGTCAATGATCGGCTCATGCGTTCCTTCGACAATCGTCCAATCCTTCGGATCGATCTTTACCTGTACTTTTCGTTTGGTCATTTTGCCTGAGTCATCATATTCACGCCTGAGTTCGTTTCGCTTTTTGCCGTAAACCGTATTCCCGATGTAGGCCTGGTTCCGGAGGATTCGTTTGACGGACTCCCGACTAAACGGATTGCCATCCCGTGTCTTTTTTCCGTTTCGGTTCAAGTGTTGCGCGATAAGAAACGATCCAATCCCGCGGTGAACATACATGTGAAAAATGGACTCCACGATCTCTTTGCTGTCTGGATCGATTTCAAGCTTTTTGGTTTCGGAGTTCAAACGATAGCCGATTGGCGCGTCTGTGTTCCAAAGGCCCCGCCTCGCCTTCTGTTTCTTTGCGCTACTGACGCGGGAGGAAATTTTTATACTCTCCTGTTCAGCCAACACGGAAAGGATGCCGAATGTCACGTTATCTTTATTCAAGCTGTCGTAGTTGTCATTGATCGCAATTACACGCACCCCGTACTGCTCAAAAATCCCGACAATCGCCGGGTTTTCTTGCTTGTCCCGCCCGACGCGACTGACTTCTTTAAAAAGAATCAGTTTAAAATCCCCACGTTTGGCGCCGGCTACGGCATCTTTCATCGCTTGCCGTTCAAACACGCTCGTATAGTAACCGGAAACCGCGTGGTCAATGAATATCGCTACGTCCTCCGCGTCGTACTGATCGCCCAAGCGTGAAATGTATTCTTTGCCCTGACTGATCTGGTTTTCGATTGTGTCGCCTTGTTGGTCTGTGCTGTCCCTAGCATATATCGCACATTTAATTTTTTCCTGCATAGTATCCCTCCCATGTTATAGTTAATTTTAACAACATCCATAATGATGAGCAAACAATTAATTAACTAAAAAATAAGGGGCCTACTTCGAGGCCCCCTCTTCTCTTGGTTTTTCTTCGTCCCGTTTGATTTCTACATTCAGAATGATTCCAAACTTCTTTTTGGCGTGTTCCTTGATTCCGGGAACTAGCCAGTCCTCAATGGGTTGGGTTCCGTTTTTTTCAGTGACGGTGAATTCCATGCCCCTCCCCCTTTACTTGCCTTCTTGAATCAATATATTGGGAATCCAACTCGTCTTATTCGGGCTCAATTTCTTTAACGACCGCGATATTAAGTGAAAGGGCCAATTTGTAAAACGCGCGCCAACGAATCTTTGCATAAGTCCCCTCGCTGATAGCCGGCTGGAATCGTACCGTGTAAACGTGATAATCGGTGATATACTGTGCATCAATGGTCATGTAGCGCTCCTCGATCAAAAAGCGCTCCATGCGCGGCAGCCGTTTAACAGCTCTTTCAATACGTTCACAATATTGGCGGCGCCGCTCCTGCTCGTCGACGTTGTAGATCGCTACGTCCGCCGTTTGATCGCCAGTCTTGTTCGTCGCCCCGTGATAACGCGGTTCCGGCGAAGCTGTGATGCTTGCCTCGCGTTCTTCAAACGTCAGATATTTGTAAAGCCGGTACCGTTCCAGCGCGGCCTCAACGGCTTTTTGAGTGGCCTTGCGATCTAGTTCGGGGAGAAAGTCATGTCCGAGGGTTACTTGCTCCAAGTGCGTGCCCCCTTCCTTGCGGAATACCCCGGCCGGCACGCAGCCGGGGCTGTTTGCTTAATTGCTGACCCTCTTAGAACGGCAGGTCGTCGTCGGCAGTAGGCAGCGTGTCCTCGTCGTTCGCTTTTTCAGCGGTCTCGTCCTTTTTCTTCCGGATGCGCTTCGTCCGTGCTTTCGCCAGATCGGCCACTTTTTCGGTTTCCGTGTTCTCGGCTTCTGCCGCTTCTTCGGAGGCGGCCTCGTCTCCCCCTTCGGATGTAGCCTCTGCGTCCTCGGAGGCTTCCGCGACGTCTTCAATTGCCAACTGGTTATCATCGGATACGTCAACCGTACCGTCCGGGTTTACCCTGTATTCGATACCCTCATGTTCGTCTTCGCCGTAATATTCGTCGATGCTAATTTGCGCAGCCTGTATCCGGAGTTTAACGTTCGTGCCGGCATGACGGTACAGCTTGATCGCCTTGTCTTCGCTGTCGCCTTTGATGTTGAACTTCAAAACGGTTTTCTTACTGTCACGCTGCAGGGTAGCGAATTCCGCGGTCGTCTCGCCGGCTTCGCAGCCTTCGACATCAAAAACAACGATCCCGCCGGCCATTTCGACCAGGCTTTGCGCGAACGGCATTTCCTCGCCCTTGATTTCGAATTTCAGGACTTCTTTCTTGTCGTCGCGTTGCATGGATTTGAAAAGTACGTTCAGTTCAACTGCCATGGTTCATATCTCCTTTTTTGAATTTGTGGTTGTGAGGCTCTACAAGCCGTATACAGACATCAAACTTTGATCCGGGTGTTAATGTCCCGGTGAATCCTTTCGACAACCTGCAAAAGCTCAGACAGGGTGCTTGCGGTCGATTGCATGATCTTCTTTTTCAGCAAAAACCGAATCGCGCTGCGGATGTCGGTAAAATAACCGAGGGTCTTGTAAAGTTCGCGGCCGGTTTTGTCTTTGGCCCCGGTGTACTCTTTAAGCACGAATTGAAGATCGTCTGATTCAAGGTACAGGTTGCCTTCAATGTGAACTTTCAATGTCTCACCTCCCGATGTGGTTGTGGGCTTCTACGCGCCTATCTGAGGCATCGTAAAGTTTGGCTGGATAAATTGCCTTGGCGAAACGTTGCGCTTCTGTATCGAACCGATACGAGTTCGTATCACCATAGGCAAAAAAATAGCTACTTCGCTGCCTTCTTCCGCTTCTTTTCGGAAGGACTGAGGATCGCCTGAATGACATCAGCCTCTTCCTTTCGATAACATTCGAGCGCTTGGCCATTCTGGACATCGTGCAGTATTTCGGCGATCTTGGCCAGCACGAAAGCGTCGTTGACGTTGTCGCTCGGATGGATGAAAGAATAGCGATTGCGTACGGCCTCCATAACGGCCTTCTTTTTCTCCTTGTCGGTCAGGCGCCGCTTGCTTCCCGGCTCGCCTTCCCAACCGGTCACACCGACAAATTTTTTAAGCTGCGTCGGGGCCACGTCGATATACTTGATTCCGCGGCGGTGAAGCGCAATGCGAATTCCCCAGCCAAGTCCATACTGAAAATCGTGAGACTGGCTTTTCTTTTTTCCAAATCCGGCATTGTGGGCAAAACCCTCGATTGCGACGATGTCTCCTGGCTGAATGTGTGCCATAATCTCGTCGATCAGCGTCGCCATGCGCTTAGGGTCCTTGTCGCCGACGCCGGTCAACTCCTTTGCCCGCAAAACCTTTCCGGCCGCGTCTAGGGCTACTAATCCAGTCTTGGAACTCGGGTCAATACCGACAACTCGCATTGGTAACGCCCTCCTTAAAGGCCAGACTCCAAGGGATCAGATGGCTGATATGGTGGTATGCTTCGCGTCCCCAATAGGGCTTACGGCCTTTGTAGTATTCTCGCGTTTCATCCAGAATCGCTCTGCGGTGCTCGTTGCACAGCGGCACTAGGGCCCAGGTCGTCGTGGCCTGCCTTGCGCAACTGGGAAATCTGCATATGTCGTTCACATTCTCACCTTCTCCCAGGCACCCTACCGCTTTTGGACCAACGAGTACATGAGCGATAGGGCAAGCCTTTTTTGTGCATTTTTCGGAGTTTTGTTTTGATGGCGTTTTTGCTCCGGCCAAATCGATATGCGATGTCGCTTATCAAGTAGCCGTGCAAATAAAGATTGGCAATATAGCGTTCTTCGCGGGGCGTATAGTTGTCAAACGTGTCGGGGTTATGGCTCTTGCCCCTCCGCTGCAGCTCACGGCAAGCGGCATATTTGAGGTCCAGGCTGCAATCTTCGTACAGCGCGATCTGTAGGAGTTGGTTTTTGGTGGCGGTGGTCAAGTCCAGTCGTTTTTCCCTCATCCGGATACCTGGCCTCCCTGCCCCTCCATCCCCGGCGCGTTGATGCCGGGGATTTTGATTCCAAGTGCGTTCAACGTATCCACGATACCGGCGAGATATTCTTCATCTGCGCGGTTGCCTTCTTCGGTGTTCAGTGCCCACAACTCCCTCACCCGTTCCGCCCCTGTTGGTTTGGTTGTGGATAGGGCTTGTTCATAGAGAGCCTTTCTTGCCCGTTCTCCACGATCTTCGAGGATCGGTGCTGATTCGTCTTTGATGTATTCGTATGTCGTTTGTAGAGCGTACCACTCCAACGCCGCCCGCAGACGTTCGATCTCATCCAACGCCGCAGGCCATCCGGTACGGGCTTCGGCGATGAATCTGGCATTGTCTCGCCACAAGATTCCATAGTTGGCTTTCGCAATCAACCCAAATCCCGGACCCTTTGGTCCCCAAATAAGACTGTTCGAAAGGTTATCGTTCATCCACGGCCCCGGCGTTGCCGCCTCGCATATCGCGCGGTCTTTCGCAAAGTCTCTTTGGGGTTTATTGATGCTCATGGGATTCACCTTCCTTGGATACGAAGTTGGTGCGCTTTTTCGAGTGCTTCGCGAGCTGTGATTTTGCCGTCACGTGCAAGCCTATAGATGGCTAAGATTTCCTGAGCGATGTCCATTCCCGATCCCTCTCCTTATGGGGTGATTGGTTCAATATCCGTTTCCTTGCCGCTCATGGTTGACGCGGTTTTTTTCAACGTAGGCGGTCGCGATCTGGTCCCAAGTAAAGCCGAAACCAATCAAACCGATTGCTACAAACACAAACCACGCCATACGGAAGCAAAATTGCGGATGTGTCACGCCCAAACTGTCCAATGCATGCTGAATGTGTTTGTTTTCTTTTTCCATGTGCATTTTCGATACCCAATAGATCGTTTCAATCAATGCTCCGCCTATTCCGCCATCCAATCCTTTTTCGCGTCTTTCTTCAAGTGCGCCATCCCAGATGTATAAATCATCTTTCCAGCCTTTTTTAACAGCGATGCTCAAGAAAAAATGCAGGCAATCGACGTATTCTTCGAGCAGCGGATTTTTGAATCCCGTTCCTTCGCACAAGACGCAATCGGTAATAGCATCCCAATCCACATCAAACGTCCCGGAACCATCGCACAGACTGCAAAAAGTGCTGTCATCAATTATCCTCGGTTCACGGTCACCGCTCCAATGCTTAAACCCGCGCCATTCGTTTGCAAGCTCCGCGATCTCCACTTGGAGCGCCAAAACCGTGTTCGGCAGCAAGTCGACGCCTTCCAATCCCTTCTCAGCAATGATCCGGGCGTCGAGCTCCTTTTGCATTTCATACATTTGTTCAAGAGTGATAGTCATATCCGATTCTCCTCCTATGGGTGATGGGGGAGGATGTTTGTCCTCCCTGAATATTACTCGCAAAGCCCATATACACTTGAGCAAACAGGCACGTCCTCAAACTCAATTGCTTTCAGGAGATCGTACTGATGCCCACCCCATGTCGTTTTCGACCATTCGACTGCCTCGTGTATCCCTTCGCCTCGCCCCTCTGCGGTGGGAAAAAATGTTGACGCGCCGCGTTTGGAAGCCTGTTTTACGATTGCTTCCCACTGAGCCACACGCTCGATTTCCTCCGGATATCGACGGGCAATTTCAAAAAGCTCGGCCTTGCTGCAGTTGATGCAGGGCATGCAGCCAACCCGTCCCATGCCTTGACGGTACAAAGGATTGGGGTCGATCCCGTGACGCTCATGGATTGCGAAAACATCTTCAACCTTCCAATTGAGCAGCGGCCGGAATATCTCGAATCCTTCCGGGGTGTCCTCTCTTTCAGGCAATTTCGCCCGCGCCGCGCTTTCCTGTGCTCGAACCCCTTGCCAACTAACGACGCGTTTTCCTTCTTCCATCAATGGCAAATAGACTTGGTCGAATACCGGCTCCCTTTTTAGGAACTGCGTGCAGAAACGTGCTTTCGTTGAGGGGAAACGTCCTTTCCAGAGGCACAGGTCCAGAAACGGGACCCCCGTCGGGTGCAGTACCTCAAGCGCTCGCTGGATAATTTCTTCCGAGATTCCTTCTTCCCGCCATTTTGTTTGCACCCATTCCCGTTTCCGGTCGATTTGCTCCTTAAAATCGGCTTTAATCCGCCGGATCGGCCCCAACTGGGATTCGAGATATTCCAAGTAATCATAGGTTAGCGGATGTTCGTGGCCGGTGTCGGCAAAGACGGGGAGGATTTCGCCTTCCGGCTGCTGCTCCAGCGCATGCAGCCACATGGCTGTGCTGTCTTTTCCTCCCGATATGCTCAGGACGTTTACTGTATCCATGATGCTGTCCTCCCTGGGTGGTGTTATTTGGCCTTCGAGCTTCGCCCTGTGAGCCAGTCATCAATAACCTTGATCGCGTACATGATCGGATAAATTTGCAACGGATCGACCGCGTTTCCGAGCGCTTTCAGGCGTGCCGCTCGATTCTTTGTCCCTGTCGCTACTCTCGGCGGCTCCCATGCGTGCTGTGATTGTCCAATCAGCGCCGGTTGCGGGTATGAGTCGATGAAATCTTTCATGTCGTCCAGCGGATTCATACCTCCGTCCAACCAATTGGGAAGCACATCAACACCTCGACCCACTCCGGGTTGAGTTGGCCTTCCTTCGCGCTGTGTCCCTCCCGCATTAATGCACCTGGGATAATATCCCACTCCTGCGCTGCTGGCGGAAGCGTCGCATTCTTCGCGTCGTTCGTTGTCGGCGTCGGCCACATCTTGACCGCCGTTTGAGTGTTCATCCCACCTTCGCCCTTCTCCCCGGCTCCGGTGTGACAGTTCGCGTGCGGAGTGGGCCACAATGAAGACCCGATCTCGTCTGTGACTTGCACCGACGGCACAAGCCGGAATAACAAACGCTTGCGCGGTGTAGCCCTCGTTTTCCAGGTCAGATAGGACGTCGTCGAGCCCCAAAGTGACGTGCCCAGCAACATTTTCGCCAACAAACCAACGGGGCCGGATTTCCTCAAGGATTCGCTTAACTTCCGGCCAGAGGTGGCGGTCATCTTCCGCGCCTCGTCGCTGCCCGGCAAAACTAAAAGGCTGGCATGGGTATCCGGCGGAAATAAGGTCAATTGCTCGACCGTCTCCGATAATGCCAAGTCGCTCCAACTCCTTTCGCGTAAAATCATGAACATCGTCGATGATCGGCACGTCCGGCCAGTGCTTGCGGAGGACGCGCTGCGGGAACGGTTCGCGCTCACAAAAGGCCACCGTCTCCATGCCCGCCCATTCGCCAGCCAAGTCGATGCCGCCGATCCCGCTAAACAGGCTCAATGAGCGCACATAATCACCTCACTCGTCGTCGTCATCCAGCCAGGACGCCAGCGCTGCCTTTTTTGCTTGATCTGGCTGCTGCGGAGGCTGCGGTTCGGGTTTCTTTTCCGGTTCCTGCTCCGGCTCTTGCGGCACCGGGGCAAAATCGTCATATGACCATCCCAATTGCGCGTAGATGGCACGCAACCCCGGGAAGATAAGTACGAGTTGACCGCGGCGATAACGCCCGACCGCATCGGCGACGAAATCATATTTGCGCTGCAGTTCGTTTTTTTCGGCTGGGTCTAGCAGCGGGTCCTCCAACTCGACCGCTTTTTTAACAAGCCAGGAAAGTGACTTTTCGTAAGCCTCGTCATTTTCGATTCGCCTTGCCATTTGTAGCCGCGGCCTCCTTCGCCGGATCAGTTTCGATAAACCGCTGAATCCACCATTCGAAAGCCAAGCGGAATTTGCGCGTTCCGATATTGCGCCCCTTTGCAAAGATGGATTGCACCACTTTCGCGCTGCCGTGCATTTCGCCGTTTTCCCACAAAAAATGAACCACATCGGCATCCTGCTCGATATTTCCGGACTCTTTGAGGTCTGACAGCTTCGGCTCGTCTCGGTTTTCGCTCGATCTCGACAATTGAGAAAGGAGCATGACGACGCATTTCATATGTCGCGCCATTTGCTTAGCGGCGGCGGTGACCCGGCCAATTGCGGCCGCCCGTGTTTCGTTTTTACGCTGCGGAATGTCCATGATCTGCAGGTAGTCAACAACCACTATAGCCAGCTTGCCGTAGCGTTTCTTAAAGCGTCTGGCCGTTGCTCGAACCTCTTGGATCGTGATTCCCGCCGAATCCCGGATAAAGATGGGAAATCGCGAAACCAAATCATAGGCCTGATTAATCCGCTCCCATTCGTTATCTGAAAATCCTTCTTCGCCGCCTTTATTAATCAGGCGGCGATAATTCACCTGCGATACCATCGCAACAAGACGATCGATCAACTCGTCGCGGTCCATTTCCTGCGAAAAAATCAGGATAGGACCAGCATCGGGATTGTTTCTTGCGACGCCATACGCGATCTGCAGCGCCATCGCCGTTTTTCCGGCTCCAGGACGTCCGGCGAGAACGTACAGCCATCCACGCCACAACCCTCCAGACCATTCGTTGAAAAGCTTGAAGTTTGTCAGAAGCTTTTCGGCTTTACTTCGGATGTGTCGAAAATAGCTATCACGCGCCTCCGCCAAGCTGGTCATATTTTTGTCGTCAGCCGGCCTGATCTCATCAACCAGCTCGTCCACCTTTGCAAAATAATCCTCGTCGTCCTCGTAATCGTCCTCGGATGCCGCTATGATCTTTTGCGCAAGTTCGATGCCCCGCCGACGGTGAGCCTTTGACCGGACGATCTGTGCATAAAACCGCGCGCTCGCGGCGGATGGAACCGAACTGGCCAACTCCGTGAGGTAAGACATACCGCCCAAGTCCTCAACCCGATTACGGCGTAAAAAATGGTTCGTAACAGTCAGCGCATCAACCGGCTGGTCGTTGTCGTACAGGTAGCGCATGACGGCAAAAATCAGTTCGTTTCGCTTGGCCGAAAAGTCCCGCGGCTCCAGGAAGCTGATTTCGTCCAATACTTCCGGGTTTAGAAGGATGGAGCCAAGCACAGCAGCTTCGGCAGAAAGGTCAAATGTCTGGCTCGAACTCGTATGGATCACCCCCCTGCTCGATCCATTCTTGGGCAGCAGCAAGCCTGTCGATCATAGATGTGTTCTGCGGCGGCGGTGGCGAGGCATTGTGCGGGCGCCGACGGCTTTGCATACGCAGGGCCAGGTCGGGGAACTTCTCGCGGAGCTTTTTGGCGGAAATGACGTTGACCTGCCAAAACGGGTCAGCGGTCACCCAGTTGATCAAATCGAAGATCACCCGCTTGTCCGAAACGCCATCGATCTCCACCAACTTGCGGAATTCGTCGGCCCACTTTTGAAGATCGGCTTTGGCTATGCTGGCATGGTTGAAACCGATATTCGCGGCCATTTCGGACACCTTGCCGTGGAAGTAAGCAGCCATTTTGTAGTAGGTGCTGTTTTCGTCGTAAACCCGCTTTTGCTTCGGCTTTTTGGGCTTATCCGTCCCGAATGGCGGGTTGTCTGTCCGAATCTTCTTAGGCGTTTTATTATCGCGGGTAACCGCAGGCTCGGGAGATTTCCAGCCCTCGTAGTCCTTATTGAAGGCGATCACCCGCGGCTTACTCCCGCGCCGCTCCTGGGTGATGACGAGAATCCGCCGCTCAAACAGGATTTTTAGTTCCCGTTTAATGGCCACCGGATGGATGCCGGTGACTTCTGCCAAAAAGTCGACCGACATGTCTCGCTCTTTTTGGTGGAAGCCGTATGTGTACCGCCATACGGCCAGCACAATGCGGAACTGCGTGCCGTTCAAGCCGGTTTTTATGATGTTGTCGAATATTTCGTTCGCAACCCGTGTGTACCCGTCTTCAAGTTGGGGCTCGGCCATTTACCTCACCCGCTTTGTGCCGCTTGCTCCCGTTCGAGTTGTGTCTTGCAAAACCCGCTAATGTCCTTCAGCAACTCCGCACCACCCAAATACAGCGCCACTTCCTCGATCGCTTCTTTGGCAAAACCGTCCGGATCGGTGCCGTCCTTCTCCCGCAGCAACGCCCCTTCATACCATCTGCGGATGGCGCGGATTTCGGAATGATCCAGCTTGCGGTTGGTTTGGAAGGTTTGTGGTTCTTCGATGGTGTAGCCGTTGACAAGGGCTTTGAGTAACAAGTCTGCGCCAGAATCTCCGACCGCGTCTTCGCCGGTATTTTGGTACGTGAATTTGCGAATCGTTTTTAAACTTTTGGCGATCCCCAGCGGCCACTTCATGATCGAAGAAATGACATGCGACTCGATGATGATTCCATAGTCGCTAAAATCGCAATTCCGGAGATTTTCAACCGCCTCCGCCACTTCCCGAGGCAGCATCACCTTTTTGGCTTCGCGAACTTCGGCAAGTTCACGCCGCAGTTGTTCACGCTCCCGCATCAACTCCGCCACTTCTTCGCGCCGCTGGAGCAGTTCTTGGTAGAGAGGGAACGGGCAAATGTCATTCTTGTTGATGCGCAATCCTTCGTAAGGCCCGGAGGTGACGAACACCATGTATTCCCCCTCGTCCTTGACAGGAAGAATGGTCTCCATTGGGATTGTGTAGCCGCTGATAAACTTGACATCACGCGCAGTCATGACGTATTGCATTTAAACCACCTCGCAAAAGTAGTGCTTGCCGTTCACGAATCCCTTGCGCCGGAGCGCCGCCTCTACGGTCGCCCGGGCTATGGCCGGGTGATTGTTTTGCCGCGACAGGTGCGTCAGGTAAATCCGTTCACCGCGCCCCTGAACCAGTTTGGCGAGCGCGCCTGCGGCTTGTTGGTTGCTCAGATGCCCGAAGTCGGAAAGGATGCGGGCTTTCACCGAATCCGGGTAGTCGCTCACGGCTACTAGGTCCGGGTCGTGATTGGCCTCGATGATGTAGACGTCCGATCCGCGCATGGCCTCCAGCATATCGCTGTCCACGTGGCCGGTGTCGAGGCATATGCTGACCTTCTTTTCGCCTTCAATGACATATCCGAGTGGATCATAGGCATCGTGATGAGTCCGGAACGCCGTGATTTCCGGCTTGCCCTTTCCGTAGAAATCGAACCGAACAAAATCTCCCGGTGATAAGGAACTGTGAAGCTCTTCATCCACGCCATGAATGTCTTTCCATTCGCCCTCAGCCGCATAGACCGGGATGCGGTACTTGCTCGCGAGCGGTAAACCCTTGATGTGGTCGCCGTGTGCGTGAGTGATGAATATGCCTGCGATTTCATCCGGCCGTATGCCCGCATCGAGCAGGCGCTTTTCAATTTTGGTTTTGGGTATGCCTGCGTCTATCAGGATGACGGTGGAGCCAGACCGAACGGCGATGCAGTTGCCTCCCGATCCGGAAGCGAGGATGTCGATTTTCACGGCTCAACCCCCATTTCCCGGAGTTTCGCGGCGAGCCTATCGCGATGTTCGGTTTCCGTTGCCCACCGTGCATTCGCCGAGGTGAAGCGCGCTCGGCTGGAGCCGGGAGGGAGGGATGCCCTCGCCTCCGCAGCCTTCGCTGCACGCCGTTTGGCCGTCTCGTATTCTTTCATCAGACGAGCAAGATCGGCGGCACGCATTCACTCCACCCCGTCCAGCAGATCATCGTCGTCCGAGGCCAGCGCCGTCTTTTTCGCGATGTCCACGTCCATCAGTTTCAGGAGCTTGGTCAGTTCGGCAACGGTCGGTGTCTCTCCCTTGACGACGCCTGTTTTGGCGATGTACTCGGCGCGCGCCTCCTTGCCGATGATGCCGAGTTGCCGGAACTTGGCCGTCATTTCCTTTCTGAGCGCTTCGATCTTCTGCGCTTCGGTCTCTTCCGGCGCGAGTCCTTCGCGCTGCTCGGTCGTTTCCGGAATGTCGGACGGGGTGTTGGCTGCAGACGCGTTGACCTCGGCGGTAATGTCACGGCGCTGCGGTTCATAGGCGGGGATTTCAGTGGCAGCCGGTTGAAAGTCTTGGTCATTCAAGTCAATGCCGAACTGCCCTTTGTATGCCCGCTTGAGCATGTGCTTTTTGAACATGTCCGGGAAGAAGCCACCGTTCCACATATGGGCGTTGAGACCCTTTTTCATGTGCTCGACTTCTTCGACATCCATCAGCACCACAAACGGCCGGAACCCTTCACGATAGGCGATCGCGTAACCTCCGATGATTCTCCCGCGGGGAAAACCTACTTCGTGCGTGACGATTTCCCAATTATCCCGGCCCTGATCATCTTTATAGCGACGGGCCTTGAAATCGTCGTTTTCGTGGACGAGCTGGACGTCGTGCCCTTGATACCCTTCGACCTGGCGGCCTTTGAAAACGTACCCTTCGGCTTGAATCTGAATTGACAACTTGCCCTTGTAAACGATAGGCGTTACGTGGCCATAGAAAGGGTTGAGGCCCATTGCATCCGAAGCCCGGACGAAGAAGCGGAATTGTTCAGGCGTCAATTCGGCACCAAACATTTGGTGCATGATTTGCACGTCTTCGGAGCTAAAGCTGCCGATCGCTTGGACTGCCGTTTGGTTTTTGGGTTGAATTTGGCTCATGTTCAAAATCCTCCTTTGGCGGCTTCAAGACCGCGCTTGATCTGCTTCTTGGCGTGCTCCCACGCCATCGCTTCTACGGTGGCCGGGTCTTCGCCCGGCTCAACCGTCATAACCACGCCGGCATCAACCTTCAACGATTCGTAGTTACCGAGGTTCTTGGCGTAGGTGTATCCGACGCTGATTTCCTTGACTTGGCTCATGCCTCACCCTCCGTTTCGATCCTGAGTTCTTGATCCGGTACCGCCCGGCCTGTAATAAGCTGGTCATAGACGGCCACGTGGCCGGTGTACGATTCGATGCCGTCGATAAAGACAGGCGTAATAAGTGCGGATTTCTTGAACAGCACGTCAGCTAGTTCCAAGCCCGCGGCGATCTTTTCGCCGGCGGACAGCAGGGCGTAGTCCTTGCCGTCCATCTGGATCGCGAAGTCCGGCTCCCACTCGTCCGTGGTCTTGACGTATTTGAAGAGGCGAATGGAAAGCGATGTGAACAGGCTTTGTACTTTCTCGGCTTGCAACTCCGCCTCTTTGGCGCGATAGGCTTTGATTGCGTCCAGGATGAAGATGGATTCTTTCAGGCTGGTGAGCGTGGCCGCTTCATCGGCGCGGGCTTGCTCGACTTGCGCCTCCAATTTCTGCCGATCTTCTTTCGCTCGAATTGCATCCTGCAGGGCTTGTTTGGCCTCCTGCCAGCGGCGGATTTCTTCGAGCTTTTCAGATACGTCGATGTATTCGAGGACGGCAAGTTCGGCTTCAAGCTCTTTCCGCTGGGCGACAATGCGGTCGTATTCGGCCTTGAATTCGGAGATCCGGCGTTCTTTGTCCGCCTTGGCCGCCTCTACCGCGTCACCCTGCAACGGCTGTTTGCACACGCGACAAGCGTCGGCGATCGGCTCAGATTGGAGGGCGGCAAACTGCTGCTTCATGCGGTCGCGCTGCTCCAATAGCGTCCGGACTTTGCTTTGCAGGGCAACGATTCGGCGGTTGTTCTCGTCGGCGCCCGCCGTCGCCCGCTCGAGCTCTGCAATGGCCGCATCGATCTTCGCGATGTCCACCTTAGCTTCCTCAATGTCCACGTCCGGCGCCGAATCCATCAGTGTCAACTGCTCTTGCAGCGTTCGCGTGCGGCTCTGCGCGGCGATGTGGTCCTTTTCGAGTTTCACTTTCTTGTCACGATGAATCTTTTGCAGTTCGTCGAGGCTGTGCTTTTGGGTCAACTCCGCCAGCTTCTTGGCTGCGGGATTCAGCGGAATTTCCGTCACTTTCTGCTCTTTGCTCGTCCGGCTCATTTCCGCCAAGACTTCGGACTTCGCCGGAGAAACCGTATGTCGCAGGATCATTTTTCGCTGATCGGTCCAGTGGAGGCCGAAGAAGTAAGGCGGATAATAGAGGCTCAGGAATTCGTCGCGGTCGAACAGGCTGGCTACGGCCGCCTCGTACTCCTTGGCCTTGGTCGGCACGTCGTTGATCAAAAACACGTTGTCGCCGCCGTCGATGCCGCGCTCGAACTTGATCGGTTTGCCGTCAACTTCCAGCAGCAGCGCCGCCCGCGTCACGTCCGCATCGTAGTTGACCGGGCGCGGCGACCATTTGCGGCCGGACAGGTCCGTGCCCCACAGCACCCATACCGGCGCGGTTCCGATCGACGTTTTGCCCTGGCCGTTCCGGCCAGAAAGGCGCGTGATGCGGCCATATTCGACCGTCAGGCTGCGGTGGCTGGTGAAGTTTTCGAGCTCCAATTCAATGAAGCGAATGCGTTTCATGCTGCTTCCCACTCCCAGAACCGATTTCAAAAACTTCACCAGTGGCGACATTGATGTCGTGTTCATCATCGGATGCAATGCCGAGTTGGATATACGTCTGATCCCAAAGTTCCTTGCGCTTACGCTTTAGTTCTGCTTGTTGACATTCCCGCGCATGAATGTAGTCCGCGTTTTCTTTTTCAAAAGCATGGCTCAACCTTGAATTGAAATCTTTGGCTCTAATCGTCAATTTCCCATCTACGATATGCCGGCGCAGGAATTCAAGGGCGAACGTACTCTTTTTCGCTTCGTGATCGAAATTGGCGAGTACCGCTTCGCATTGGTGCTTCTTCCACTCATCAAGCAGTTCGCCTGTCACAACGCCAACGAGTTTCCTTTCCTGCTGTTTACCAAGCAGGTCCAGCAATTTTTCCAACATGATTTTTTCCTCCTATGCCCCTTCGTGGTATAATGGGGCTGCCAGATTTGTTTTGGCCGCTCTCTTGGGCGGTCATTTTTCTTTTTCGCAATCCTCGCAAAGTCTGGGAAACCCTTCCGGCTCCCCTTCTTCAATGTAACTGCCGCAGCGTTCACAAAGCGTTCCATCAAGCATCATTTCTGCGATCTCGCCCATTCCGCCGCCTCACAATTCCGCCAATTCCTGCTCCAGACGGGCAATTTCGTTTTCGATTGCGTTTTTGAGAGCAGCTTTAATTTCATCAATGATGCGTTTGTGGTGGTCATTTTCGCCCTGGTAGGACGGATCGAGGTTGAAAATACGATCGTTGTAGTTGTCCAGAAAAGCCACTTTTCTAATGATTAGTAACTTTTCTTTCTTTCCCCTCAACTCATCGATCCGATCCGCGATCTTCCGCCCCTGTTTTGCCCTGCTTTCCAGGTACTCCAGCGTTTTCAGGTCCATGCTTATCCCTCGCTTTCTCGTATTTTTGCTCCAACTCCATGTCCCGGAGTTGTTTGTAGGCGTCAAGGTCATCAATCATCGGTTGCTCTCGCCTGTACGGCGGCTCTCTGAATCGGTCCATCGTCCACCTCCGGCAGCAAACGGTAATAGTCCCGGCTGTATATTTCCGTCACGTCCCCGCGCTGGACGACGATCCGGTCAGACTCGAGCCGGGCGATAGGCCCGCTGACGATGAGCTTCGTTCCCAGCATTTTTCTGTCTTACCTCCTTAAGCCGAGCGTGATACCACTCGTATCTGCGCCGAGCGAACCGGGCGATGTTGCGGCGATTTTCGAAAATCATGCGTTCTTCCAGTTGAAGAAAGTACAAACAAACTTCAACCAGCCTTTTTGTGGACATCGGCATTCACCTCTCTCTACCCTGTTTTGCTACGTCCTCGTATCACTTCCTGTATAAAAAAGAACCGGTCAAATGGGCCGCCGAACACGGCCAGCACACCAGCGATAAATGTAGATCCTGGGGCATTGTAATACGGATGAGAAACAGGCAGCTTCGCGCGCCACAACTGCGTTGTAGAAACGCCGATGGCAGCGGCCAACTCGGTATCCGTAAAATTTTTTTCGTCTGCTGCCTGCAATAGTGCGTCAGTTTTGAGCCTGACCGTGTATTTCATGCTTATCCCTCCTTTCGAAAAAGTGATACGTCTTCGCATCACCAATATACAACACGTCGATACATATTCGCAATAACATGGAACCAAAAAATTGCGTCGACGTAATGCTTATTGTTATAATTCAAACATAATTCAATCTATCGGGAAGGAATGTCGAAAATGTCAAAGATGGATTTCGGCAAGTTTATCGAGTATCACCGAATTGCGAGTGGATTTAAGAGTCAGCGCAGACTTGCAGATAAATCTGGAATTTCGTCGGCAACCATTTCGCGGATTGAGGCCGGTATTCAGAAGCCAGAGGCAGACACGATTAAGACTCTGGCTAAATATTTGCATACAACGTCGTTGGTCGAATTAATGGTCGTTTGCGGGTATTGGGACGAAGATGAATTGCTGGAGCCGATGCGGTTGGATGATGGGACGCCAAAAATAAAAGAAAGCCCATCCTCGTATGACGAGAAGGGGCTTTCAGAAATACCTATTGAGGAATTGGCCAATCACAAACTTACGTACAAGGGTCATGCCCTAACGGACGAACAGAAAACGCAACTTGTGAAGATACTGCAGGCGGCTGCGGAGATGCTTGATAAGTGATGATATTTTCTAAGTAGGCCCTCGCATTGGCCGTGTCGATCCCTTTTGCATCCAGTAGGTTCAGATAGTCCTGTAAGTCGATTGTTTTGATATGTACCACGCCCTCGCAGGAGTGCTTCTCCTGCTTTTTTTCTTTTGCTGTCTCGCCTGTAGCTTGCCGGGCGGGACTTAAGACAAGGTAATCGCCATTTTCCGATCCAGCAGCATGATTCTTTCCACGCCGTCGTCTCCATAAGTGATTGACACGACATAAACGGATTCGTCTACTTTGTAATTGCTCAACGATTCCACGTCCAGAAAACGCTTGGCTCCGGTATCGTAGTTGTAATCAAGGGTGTTTCCGGAGTTCTCAATTCCCTTTTTCCCGTAAAGCTCCATCACAGCATCTTTCGTCATGCCGATCTCAGCGCCGCGAGATGTCCGAAATGAGCCCTTCGCATCCTCATCCATCGTGATCCCGGCGACGACATCCCCTCGGTACATGATGGTTATGCCGTTGTCGTATTCGGTACCAAATTGCTGTTTAGTGCCGCTTCCGAGCACTTTTTCGGCGGTTTCCCGGGTGTCTCCGTAGCAGACTTTTATATTTTTGTCCGCGACCTTGACAACGCACAAGTCGTCTTTCCCGAGACCGTCAGCTTTTCCGCCGTTGCATCCCGAAATGATCGATATGAGCAGTACCCCAAAAACACTGATCTGTGCAAAACGCCTCATCAAATCAGCACCCCCATGAGCTTTTCCTGTATTTTACTTTACAACAAATTCGCTTCCTGCGCAGGTGCTTTGTGAGGGTTGATTGGACTCAAAATCTTTTGGATGTACTGCGTCAGTTGGAGCCGGATTTGAGTCTTTACGACCTCTCTCGTAAACCCGATCCGCTCCTCATATCCGCGGCAGATATAATTGACATAAAGCACAAAGTCGTTTTGCTCGTCGTCTATTATTTTGATCTTCCGCCGCCGCAGTTCCCGGCGCAAGTCCGCCAAATCTCGATTGACGGCCACGATCAGCGCCTCCGTTACCTGGAGATATAGCGGCTTTAACACGTGTAGCGAGTATTGCATGTCTGAGTATTGCTTATCGAGCATGATGACCATATTTTGCAGTACGAGCACGCTCCGAATGATCTCCAATTCGTCCGGCGTCGCTTTGCCGCGCAACTCAACATTCATGATGCATGTCTCCCGACCACCGGCACCACAGCCAGGATTCGGCTGATGCTGAGCGTCCGGTACGATCTTTTGCCCCAATCCAGCACGCGGGCCCGGCCATCTCTTATCGAGTAAACCGTAATCACCCGTTTTGTAATCCGCCCTTTGCTATCCTCGTAGATAACTTCGACGCGACGACCAATGTACTTTTCAATAGACACCTGAATCGCCTCCGAATAAGAACGTTTGTTCTCATTTTAGGGGCAAGGAAATATTTTGTCAATGTTCGTATTTTGTTCCCCTATACATAAGTATAGGTTTGTGATATATTTATATCAGAGCCCAAGGAACGGAGGCGGACGAAATGAACATCGTTCAAATGTACGAGCTGGTAAAAGCGATCTACGAAAAACATAAGGATGAATATTACTACATCGGTCTTCGCTTCGAAAACAAAGACCGGGAAATCGGCGAAGTTTGCGAGAACAGTCGTCACAACGCCGACCGCGAGGACGAACGTGACTTCCCGGCCTATGGTACGCCTGAATACGAGGAAATGGAAATCCTCGACGGCACGAGCGCTTGGAACATGGACCCGAGCATCTACGGTAAACAGTACCATCCCGGAATGTACAGCTTATACGGCATCAACCTTGAAAAAGATTGCCGGAGTTTCTTTTTGGCCGACCACTGCTACGTGATCGCCGGCCACCGCGAAGGCCGCCACGATGACCCCGATGAAAACGAGATCGTCATTAAGGACGCCGTGGTTATCGCTAAAATTTTCTAATCATTGGGGAGGTTGACCTCCCCTTTTCTGGAAATGGAGGAATGAGGAGTGAGCGAAATTTGGACAGGAACCGGCATTTGGGAGGGATGGCGCATTACAACCGATCACGCCGCTAGCTCGCACGGGCAACCGGTACTGGTTGATCCAGACGGTAACGCCTACGGACCTGGCGACATCCGCAAACGCATCTATCAGGCCGATCTTGCTCGGCAGCTAGGCATAACTCGAGGCGCGATCCAAGATAGGGTTAAGCGAGGCACATTGCCTCCATTTGATGGGTGCGACGAGGGCGGCCGGGGATACTGGCACATAGGGACGATCAAACATTTGCTCAATGCTGACAAAGAGCAGCGAGATTAACCCTCCTGCTCTTCTGTTCTCCTATGAAAATTTTGTTCCGACCTATTTACATATTATTATTTGCATGCTATTATATAGACATAAGGAACAAGATGAACAAAGGAGCGGATCGAGATGAAAAACGTTATGACGCGGGCATGGGAAATCGCTAAGGCGGCAGCCAGCATTCACGGTGGCAAGGCATCGGAATACATCGCCGACGCACTGCGCATGGCATGGGCAGAGTCCCGTCGTCCAAAACGCGTAACGATTGAGCTGCGCCAGCCGAACCGCAAATCCAAAACGTGGGTCGCCGCAATCGTCGGCACGCATCCGGTTTACAAGTTCGAGCGCAAGTTCATCAATCCGATCGCCTGGGGCGAAACGACGTGGGAACTGGCCGAAGGTGTATACGAGGTTTGCGAAAACGGCAATCGTTACTTTATCCGGGTCGCTAGTGGCGACTATCGCCGGATCGACGCGAAGGACGTGGTGTAATGGCACGTAAACAAGTCCATCCCGATCAGAGGTTTGATCGCCTGGTCGTCATCCGTGAGACCGAAACGCGGAAGGGCAAGCGATACGCGCTTTGTCGCTGCGAGTGTGGCACGGTGCGAGAGTTTGACATATACGCCCTCCTATCTGGACACACCCGATCCTGCGGGTGCCTGGCGCGAGAAAAGCTTGAACTTGGTAGACAGGCAGCTGACTTGACCGATCAGACCTTTGGCCGGCTGACTGCGAGGCATCAAGACGGCCTGCGGAATGGGATCGTTGTTTGGGTATGTGAGTGTAAGTGCGGCAATGTCGTAGCTGTGCCAGCCCGCGATCTTGTCAGCGGTAATACGACATCCTGCGGCTGCGCCGTGAAAGACTTTGCGAAGTCTCTTAAACAACACAACGAGCAGCATCACACCATCGATGGCGTTTTCGCCCCGCTGCTCCGGCAAAAAATCCAAATCAACAACAAGACCGGAGTCAAAGGGGTATCAATTCAGCGGGACAAAAAGGGGCGAGTGAAATACGTCGCAAACATCACCGTCAACGGCAAACGTATTTATCTCGGTATATACCCCACGATTGAGCAGGCCGCCGAAGCGCGGAAACGCGCTGAGGAACAATGTTACGCTCCCTATCTGGAGCGGTATGAGGAGGAGAAAAAACGTGAAAAGAGACGAGATTAAAAAATGGATCGAAGAAAACCTGGTTATGCAGGACGAGGCCCGGAAGATCACGGGCCAGTCCGTCTCCGGGTTCAACCAGTCTGTCCAAACGGGACGAATCATCCCGTTTGTGGAATTCGGAGATGCGCGCAAAACGCGCCTTTATCTCCGATCCGATCTGGAGGAGTACGCGAAAAACAAAAGAGTCCGTTAATTTTTTTGCCTTACCCTATTTACATATAATTATTTATATGTTATTATTAAATCACAGCAGGGGACGACATACAAAATTAAATCAAAGGAGAGGTTGAAAATGGCAAAAATCTACTACGAGGACATCCTGGTCGGAGAGGTGGTCACAAACCGCAGCTTGACGGTGGATGAAGCGTTGGAGGTAATCGGATTTGACGAGCAAGCGTTTATCGCAGAGCACGGCTTCGACGACATCGACTACAACGATTTTAAGCTTGTGTACTGAGAGCGGAGGGGCTCCGGCCCCTCTCTCCCCCGCCTGATGATGGCCGGATGGTAACCGGCCGAAACGTCCACCCGAGCGTCGCGGGATACCCGCCACGAGTTGAAAACCGCATAAGACCTCACCTTCGGGGAGGCCGCGCGAAAGGAGAAATTAAAAATGAAAGTCGAAAAAGTAACTTCTGTAAAAGGAACCTTTGATGAAGTGTACACCGGGGCGCTGGCAGTCTTCGATGGATTTTCGGGACCTAACATCCCGGACGCTAAATATGTAAAAGAAGCACTCGTCCTTGGTCATTATGGAGCATTGCAAAGCTGGTACGAGTGGGTCTTGCAGGAAGTGAGCGACCCTGATTGGGATGTAGTTAGCATGACGATCGATGAGTCCGAAAGACGCATAACATTCGTCGCGCCCATCGATCGCGTAGACGTAGAGGACACTGTTATAACTGTTTATTTTGATAACGGCGTCCTTTACACAACGGTAGAGTTTGACAAGAATCGCGGCTCAGTCAAACAGGCAGGAGAGCTCATTCGCGCCATCAAATACCATAATCAACTAACGTCCGCCGTTTACACCGTCAAGGACGGCGGAACATATCAGGTCGCTTTTGTGGAATTGTCTTTCGTAGACATCATGTTCTTTAAGCGTCGAGAAAATTTCGAGTTTAACAACATGTGGCAAGACATAGGAAAAGACCTCTTTCCTCCGAGCTGGCCCGCAATAACAGCGGTGACTATGGAGGAATACAATAGACTTATACTTCCTCATGTTCTCAACTTAGAAGGACATGAAGAACGGGTAAAGCGTATCCTTTCCGGCGAGACTACAGCATAAATGACAAGAGCCCCCTTACGGGGGCCATGTCGTTTAGGAACAAGGTTGTTTTAATCCACGCCTCGCTCATGGCGGGCGACATACCTTAAATATATATCCTGCAAAACAAATTGTCAACGGATTCCAAGCAGATCGATCAAAACCGACCAGCCAGCTGTTGCTCGGCCATTTGCACAAGCCGGCGAGTGATATTACCCCCGATGCGTCCGGTGTCGCGAGTGGTCATATTGCCGTAGTACCCGTCTTGCGGAAGTGTAATGCCGAGTTCTTGAGCTACTTCGAATTTCATTTTTTCCAATGCAGCCCGAGCTTGTTGCACGACGAGTTGGCGATTGTCTGCCATGGGCTCACCTCCAAGATTTTCTCCCCTTATTATGCGACCTCCCTTTCCCTCTTATGCAAACATTTACCGTCACAATACAAGCGGTCAGAATGCTAAAATCGGTATATCAATTTTAGATATACGGACGGTGTACACTCCCCATGTTTATTGCTCCAATGCTGGCTGAAAAACGCGAAAAGCCTTTCGATGATGACCGTTACATATTCGAACCGAAAATCGACGGCCATCGTCTTATTCTGTCCATGCAGAACGGCGTCGTTCGGCTCTACACGCGTCACGGTAACGAGGTCACGCGCCAGTACCCGGAGTTGCATAACGTGCCGATCGAGGACGGCTCTGACGTTGTTCTGGACGGCGAGGTGGCCTATATGGATCCCGAGACGGGCGCAATCGAGTTTGAGGGCATCATGGAGCGTTTTCGGCTGAAAAAGCCCTTGTCCATTCGGGAGGCATCGATAAAGCGGCCAGTCCATTATTTTGTATTCGACATCATGCGGTACAAGGGTGAGAACGTCCGCTCGTGGCCGCTCACGGAGCGTAAGGCGCTGCTGAACGAGGTTTTGGAGGATAATCGGTACTACAGCCGTACGCTGGCTGTAGACGGCGCGGGAACAGCGCTATTTGAGGCGATCCTGGGCAAGGAACTTGAGGGGATCGTTGCAAAGCGGAAGGACAGTCCGTATGTCAGCCGACGCGATCCTAACTGGCTGAAGATCATCAATTACAAATACGTCACCGTCCAGATCGCAGGGTACAGAAAAAATCAATTCGGCTGGCTGGCTCAACACAACGGCCGCGCTGTGGGAATCATTGAACTTGCGGTGCCGGCTGCACACAGGCAGGCGTTTTACGGCGTTGCAAAGACGATCATAACCGGTGAGGATCGGGACTTCGTTTATGTGCAGCCGAGCATTGAGGCGGTTGTGCGGTTCCGGAATTGGACCCGGGCCGGGATGTTGCGGGCACCGGAGTTTGTGCGGTTTGTGGTGTAAATAAAAAAAGCAGTGAGATTACTCACACTGCATTTATTATTACGGTTTGATTTTCGTTCTAAATAAGCTTGGATTCAATTGTTGTAATTCCGTGATATCGAGCCTAACTTCAGATACTATCCTTTTTTGTGCATAATCAATCTGAAATTGAATAATTTCACGTAAAACTGATGGATCTAATGTTCTTCTGTCCCTTATAGCGTGATTAAGTTCGGGGAACATATCAATTATGTATAATTCATCCAACTTAACAAAAGACGGTGCAGGGAAAGGAGGGAAGTGTATTCGTAGACGCTTATTCGATGGCCGAGCTAACTTCGCCTCTTTCCCTTTAGTCGATGAAACATTTAACGCTTTGATAAAGGTGGCTGTTGTTTCAATTACTAAGAACGGGCGCTCATAATTACAAACAGTCCCATTGGCAAAGCGTCCTTTAAACCACAAACCGTGACCAGGAATAATTTCCATTAATAAATCAAAACTCCTGATCTTTCGTCCTTATATATTGTATATGCTGAATCTGGCCCGTCAAAAGATTCAAGCAGTGAAATTAAATCATAGGTAATTGTTACTTGGTTTGGATTGTAGTAAAATTTGCGTCCGTTAACTTCAAGGAATTCCGAAAATTCGCTTCCTGCTTCATACGCTTTAATGATTTCAAGAACACTGTCAACTTCATTTTTCCGCAACTGATCTATCGTGATATAAGCATTTTCTTTCCACGAATATCCACCACTAAGCGATCTATCATATGATTCACGCCACGAAACATGTTCATGATTGATATCAGATAGCTCTGACGCAGACAATTGTCCAAAAATTTCCTCGACAGTTTGGAGAGTGTCAAGTTGCTCGCTTGTAAGGTCAATTTTTTGAGAAAGCGCTCTGATTACATAATTTTGGAAATCGTAATTGTAAGGTTGTCTAACAGTTTCAATTACAGACCCGTGTTTAAACGCATAAATTGTATCATCAAATAATGGCTCATCATATTTTGCGAGATGAACTAATTGGGAGAAATATAGCAACTTTTGCAATTTCATATTTCCGTCGAATGTATTTCTGGGTGTATCGTAATTGTTTTTTATAAACCAATAGGCGAATGGTTGGGCACTTCGGTACATAACACTTCCCTCCTTTCACCAATAATAACGCAATTTTACCAGTAGTCAATATCAAACTGAGAACACATGTTCCTAATTTTGCAAATAATTTAAACCATTAATCGCAGCTTATTCTCCTTATTTCTGATTTGACAATAAATTAGTGAAGTTGCATGGCAAAAAGCCCGAGAGCCGAAGCCCCCGGGCCGATCATTAGCGATAAATAAACACCTTTTTGACCTCTCCGTTCCAGCTCACTCGCGCTCCCAGCAACTCAGCAGCCGCCCGTACGCCGACGTACGTTGTGCCATCGATGATCTCGAACACGTCCACGACCTTGCCGTCCACGTATGGCAGCTTGGACTCATTGTCCCAGTGAACCACCTTGCCGAGCGCCTCCCCGAGCTGCCGCAACGGTAAATAGACGTGGCCGTCAATCGCTCGACCATAGCCGGCCAGCTTGTCGTTGACGACGACCTTGATGGTATCCTTTTCGTTGGTCTGCGGTGCGGCCGCCGGTGCCGGGTTCGTGTTCCACCAGCCTTCGCCGCCGTATGATTCGTTCAAGTCGACCGTCGCGTCGGCCAAGCTGACGCCGTTTTGATGCTGCCAGATGTTTGCGCGCGACGACTTCCTGCCCCGGCTCCAGGCGTAGGTCTGCCAGAAATGCTTGGCGGCGCCGCGCCGGGCCATTTCCTCAATGACGGCATACGAGCCGTAAACGCCGACCCGATAGCCGGGGATCGCGGACGACGCGGCGCGCAGGTATGCCTCAATCGCGTCGTAGTCCTTGGGCTGCGCGTCGTAGTCCACGGCAAAATAGATGGCCGTGCCAAGAGGTTGTCCGATAGCGATAGCCTCTTTGAGGGCTTCGGCGCCGTCTACGATCCCCGCAGCTCCGCCCCCCGCCGGCCGATTGGCGGTCGTCTCGAACACGCTGACAATCTGCATCCCGGCGGCCGTGATGGCCTCCGCCTCGCCCCTCGTCAGCCGCTTCCAGGCATACCGTTCCGGCACCAGGTATCGCGCCGCGAAGGCGTAGCCGGATGCGGCAATCGCTTTGGCCGTACTGGCGGTCAGCGGAATCGCGCAATCGATGCCTTTAGCCATGGTTCTCATCCCCTTTCCCCGCCGACCCCGGCGGGTTCAGCGCCTTGTTCTGCATCTGGCCGGCCGCCGCCGCGACCAAGAAGCCGTTAGCCAACGCCAGCGCATACACCCGCCAGTCGCCCGCGTCGGCGCCAATGGCGAGTTGCGCAGCCGTCAGAATGGCCGTCGCGATCACGACCGCGTACAGGTCCGTCGGCAGCCATTTTGCAAAGCAGTCAACAAGCCCCTTGGTATACTGCACGATCAGGTACGTCAACAAAGAAGCTCCCCCCATCGCGGAGAGAGCTTGCCACGTGAAGAGTTGTCCGGATTCCATTTACTCCGTCGCCTCCAATCGATCGATTCGTTTATGAGCCTGCTTCGCTGACTCTTCCACCCGCGTCACGCGTTCGGCCAAGGCGTCAAAGCGCTGCCCCTGTACGCGCTGCTCAACTTTTATGTCCTCGATGCCGCGCTTAATATAGTCCATATCGGACCTTAAAAGCGCGTCCTTGCTGGCCTCGGTAACGACATCCTGCCGGACGGTCCGGGAACGGCCAAGCCAGCCCAAAATGATGCCGCTGATCGCCGCGGCGGCCGAAATCAGAATTGGCAGATTAGATTTATCCACCATCGCACCCCCCAATAAAATAGGCCCCGCGTTATGCGGAGCCTGTTGTGTCATTATGCCGTTTTCAGCGGCTGGCCGTCCGTGCCGAGGCCGAGCGCTTCCAGCGCGTCTTTCACCGCCGGACGAATCACTTCGGGAACCTGGTCGAACGTGCGGCGTCCGGCCACGATCAACGTAGCGTAAACGACAGCGATTGCCATGCGATCACCCCCTCTCGTGCAAAGTAAAAAGAGCCAGAGCAGCAGATTTATCATGCTTGCTCGGCTCCCGGAGTTTGTAAAGCCAGGACCATTTCGTACAGCTCGGCCATCGATTCCATAAGGGTGAGTTTGTCGGATTCGAGTTGGGACACTTGTTCCGACAGAGGTTTCTGATAAACCGGCTCGACTTCCGGATCGTTGGGGTCCGGGTAGGAGAATACCAACTTCGGCTCATCTCCGCTCACGTCCACCCGGTAACCGGAACAGGTAGCAAAATCTTGCGCGTACTGGCCGTATTCCAGTTGCAGCATGCCGACGGTTTCAGGGACTCGCTCGGCGAGCGACTTGTAAGCGGCGAAATCCTGTTCGACCGTCGTTTCGACTACGTCGCCGGAACGCTCGCCAGTGTCCAGGATGATGTTTCCGGTGGCGAGGTCGTAATAGATTCTGCGTCCGATTTGCATATTAATCCTCCTTTATTCAATGGCAATCCATTTCACTTGTAAATTTTGATATTTGGGATAAATGGGCAACATAAAACCAAACCCACCAAGTACATATGCGGCCCCATTTTGTGTCGTAAAGGGATCGAGATATTGCCCGAACATAAGAATATTACATAACCAAGGGTTATCTTGAAAAAACCCATCTTTGTAATAAAGTGTGCCGCTAGTCCAGTTACCTGCGGTATTGTAAAAAGCAACTATAATAGATGGGGTAAACGATATACCGGTAACGAAAATGTAGTTTCTTACCGATGAATAACCGCCATATGAAGTAATAAAATAATTCCCATCACTAGGAAGCGTTTCTACTGAAGCGATCCCGCTCGCCGACCGTCTGCCCACGATGGCCGTGCCGACAACGCCAAATATGGTTGCTCCCGAGACGATGTTTTGAGGCGCTAGGCTGCCATCTGCCGCCTGTAGTTGGGCTGTCGTGACTCGGATTTCCCCATCCCCGGCCCCGCCTTTTTGATAGCCCCTTTCGGGGTATACTGCAAGGTCCCCGTTAGGCCATCTAGCCGTGCCGGTTGCGTTACGGATGCCGGTCAGATTAGGCATGTTCCCTGTGATCTTTTGCCCGTTTACGTATGCCGTCTTTCCGGACAATATGTCCCCTGCGGCGGCGTTGGCGTCGCTTGTATAGGTTCCCGTTAACGGGGCATTATTCACCCATCCGATTTTTTGTCCAGCCGCAATAACATTGGGTTTAGGCCCCCACACTCTAAGCTTTATTTTCGCTGTAGAGCCGTCGTAATATCCCTGTGGAGGGGTAAAGGTAACAGCCATAGCCTGATCTTCTTGGCTAATTTCCGAAACAGAATCGATATAGTTCATTTTGTTACCCGTTCCGTCATCCAGCGTGGACATGGATTGGGTGCTTCCAGACATGTTAGGCATTGTCCCTGTGACAAGCCCGTTTTCCGTTCCGATGGTCTTCCCGGCCAATACATCCGCCGCCGTCGCTGTGCCGTACTCCCCCCCTTCACCCTGTAAGATAAAATTTGTGCCGTCGTAAACGAGCGTATAGACGCCGCCAGATTTGAGATTTCCAGCAGCGACATCGTTCCCGTTTGCCTTCTTGATCGACTTGGCCCCGAGGCCGTTAACGTTAAGCGTCGCCGCTCCTGTGTTGGCCGTATGGATTTTGACGGTCACCCGCATGCCTGCAACAAGCGCAGACGGAGCCGGGCTGAGCGTCAGCGTGTAGGCCGTGCCGGTTCCTGCCGTCGTGCCGTAGCCGAGGTATTGCGACTTGATCGCGGCAATATCGAACGCATTGTTTTCGGCCAACGCCTGGATATACGTGTCCGCCCAATCCTGCACGCTGTCTTTGGTCTCGTTGTCGGCCATGCGCTGCACCAAGTCGCCCACGACGCCGCCGATGTTGGTCCGGTACTCCACTTTTGCTTCCGTGGCGTTGGCCGTCAAGGCGTATTTGTCCAGCGCAATGTAAGTGACAAAGTATTCGGCGGTGGGGTCGTAGTCAGCAGCGGAGATTCGCGCGATTTGGTTGCCGTAACCGTTTGCGTGTGTCTGGATTTTCCACTTAGCGTCTCGTTCGGCCCCTTTGTAAACAGCCAATATCCGATCGACGCGATTCTTTAAGTTCGTGCCGGTAATTTTTATATTATTGATGAAGTATTCCCCTTCGAATAACACAGGAGATGCCTTCTCCCGTGTAATCACGCCTTCCAGCAGCTCCACGACATTCCCGCCTGCATGCAAGCTGATCAAGCCCTCGTAGCCCTCTACCGGCTCCGTAACCGGCGTGGAGAGCTGATAAGACAGACGGTAGTAGTCATAGGCTCCGCTCGTGATCGCGCTGCTCGGCGTCGTCGGGACGGTCGTTACAGCCCCGGAGTTGTCCGTAGCGTTGAGCGGCACCCAGGTCTTGGTCCCTGATCCGTTGTAGGGCTGGCCGAACGTGCCGTTGTTCATACGCCAGCCTAAAAAGTATGCCTTGATTTCGGCGGCGGAAGGAGTGTAAGAATCACCCCATCCGGAGTCGGCAGATGCTATCGTGACATTAAAATCTGCAGCATTTTGGAGCCACAAGTCCGCAGATGCCCAAGAGGATGAGGACACATACCCTACAAGTGGAGCTCCCGTGTATTTGGTAACAAAACCATTGGTACCGGAAATGGCGCCTTGCGGAAAAGCCACCGCTGCAACGCGTTTATAGCCCGTAAACCCAGTCACATGTATCCAGTTTAACGACCCATCCAGTACAACATCCGTCTTCCACCGCCTCGTGACTTGCCTGGTCCGCGTGTCAAAGCTATCTCGCACGCTGCCGTCAATGCTGGATGCGAGTTTGGTCGGGATGTAGGCATAATCGTCGTTACGCGGCTCAAAGGCTGTTGCTGTGCTGCCGAGTTCGAGCTGCCAGTTGGAAAGCTCGTAAGTACCGTTTGTTGCAGCGCTAAATTGCACTTCGAGTGTAACGGCATCCACCGGAGTCGTCACCGTTGATACCCCAACGGCGGCATTAGAAGCAAGGTTTGTCATAGCCCCTGAGGAATTATAGGCATTAATAATTCGAAGAATGCCGCTGCTCGCTCCAGAATAAGACAGCGTATATTGCTGATTCGGCAGACAAGGAACGCGGAATGTTAGGTATTGCCCTGTAGCCGATCTTACCAAGGTAGCCTTGTACGGCTCGCTGATCGACCACGCCGCGTTGATGCTGTATGCTTCCGTACCCGGCGGCAGCAGGTTCTTCCCCGCCTTCTGGATCGCCGATCCCTGAAGGTGCTGGACGCTGTCGACGTAGGGGATAAAGGCGTCGATTTGCTCGGGCGTCGAATACGTCGTGCCGATGGCGTTGTAGTCGGCAGCCGACAGTTCGTACAAGCGGATTTCGTCGAAATAGACTACGCTTGTACCTGAGAAGTAATTGCCAACGAATAACCTGAAGCCACTCCCCATTAGCGTGTTAGCCGTCGGGATCTTGATATACACAAACTGCCAGACCCCTACCTTCGAGGTGTTTGCGTTGACGGAATACCGCAAGGCGCTGCTGTCGTTTGTCCCCTTATCGAACAGCCTGATCGTAGGAGTGCCGCTCGTATACGACTCAATGAACACCCACGCACCGAGAATATACTGCTTGGCGGTATCGAGCGTGAAGTCGTAGTCTTTTCGGGCGTAGGAACTGTTCGCGACAGAAGTTACCCTCATGGAGTTGCTTCCACTTCTCTTCTGGGTAGAAGAGAGGTCGACCGTCCCGCTTATCGTAAACGGCGCCAAGCTCTCGCACCCGCCGTCCTTGCCGAGCAGATTTACGAGCGTCCGACCATACACCGTTGCGGCCAGCGGCGATGCTTGGTCCGTTTGGATCAGGTTGGGGCCGTGCTGGAGGGTGGCGGTGAGAGTGCTTGTCTCGTTTTTGAGCGCCGCAATCGCGTTGTCGACCGTGTCTTTCCGGGCAATATCGTCGGCTGCCGCCGGCGCTGCCACCTTTGCACGACCGGAAGCGTCGCGCTGAATGAGCGCATTTGCGGTAGCGGCGGACGTTGCTCCATGTACGCCGGTCGTCGCGTTGGCGTGCGCCGTCAAGTTCGCCTGCACGGCGTTTGCCTTCGTCGTCGCGTCGGCTGCAGCGGTGGAGATTGCGGCGTCCACCTCCGCCTTGCGGGCGATGTCGTCAGCAGCGGAGGGAGCCGCTACTTTTGCTCTGCCGGAGGCGTCGCGCTGTATGATTGTGCCCGCCGTGGCCGCCGAAGTGGCGCCGTGAACCCCCGCTGTCGCGTCCATATGTGCCTTCGCCGCTTCAAGCGTAGTAGCAGGGGCCGTCCGCCAACTGCTTTTGCCCGTGATCGCTTTAATCATGTAGCCAAGCCAACCGAACAAGCTGGTCAACGAGCCGCTGTCGCCGGCCGGCGCCGTCGTGTCTGTAATCGTCCTGTTTCCGATCTTAGCGTCCGTAACTCCGCCGTCCGCGATGGACAGCGTACGGTCCGCAGAAAGGTCGCCACCGCCCGTTAGCCCGCCGGATGTATTGATTTTGCGCCCAACGATGGCGTGCCCGCTGTGCGGAGCCGCTGCGTCCATATGCGCCTTTGCGTCTTCGAGCGTAGTGGCCGGGGGAGTGAGAGCGCTGCTCTTACCCGTGATGCCCTTGATCAGATTAAAAACGCCCGAAATGAGGGTCGTCAGTTGGCCCGTGAAACTCGGCGTCGCCGTGTCGTTGACCGTTCTCGTTCCGATCTTGGCGTCAGTCACTGCATTGTCGGCGATTTGTCCGCTGCCGACCGCGTTGTCGGCGATCTTAGCCTGTGTGACCGCCTTCGCGGCCAGTTTTGCCGTCGTTACCGACCCGTCCGGATGATCCAGAATTGATGCGTTTTTGTGCTCTTCGAATTCGTTGAACGACGTAAATGCGAGCGAATTGTCGATAACCGCACTCACGTTTGGCGCATCTTGTACGATTGCAACCAAATCAATGTACCGTTCGACCACATCGGGTCCACCACCGGCCGGAATATAATCGGCCGCGCTTCCGGAGTTTGCGTAGCAGTACAATATTTCGCCGACGTCTGGATCGTTTGCAAACAGGCCGATTTCCCGAAAATAAAACCCCGTCGTCAAATCGGCATTCGACAAATATGTCCCAACAATCGCTTTTCCGTCGGGCCGCGGTTGAAGCTTACCGATCCCGAGCGTCATTTTAGGACTGATCAGCCCGTTAAGTGTCGGGATATATTGTCCGCCGAGCTGGCCGTCACCGATCTTGATTGCCGTAAACTGCAGAGGAACACCCGTCTGTGCTTTGGCCTGCAGCACGCGTCCCCTGTTGGTCAGGATCATTTGTCCAAATCCGGCCATTTCATTACACCCCTTGCTCAATAATTATGTAGTCGCCTGTGTGTACCATCCCCCCGAAATACAGGGGCATTGTCGCTTCGGTTGTAATTTGGATCGACTCCAACCATGACCTGGCGTTTTTGACGGAGTTGATCGCGTCCAGAAATTGCTGTGCCCGCTCGGTCGTTGCAGCCGGATCGCTGGTTACGACTCGGAAATAGCCAGGTTGCCCGCCGTATTCGTACCATTCGACGACATCTCCGCTGCCAAACACCGTTGCGATCAGTTCGGTGACGGCAGACGGCGTCCCTTTGCGCTTGTGCCAGCGGAAGCTGTTTTTAACGAGTTCGCGCCGAATCTTCAGATCAAGCGTCGGGTCATAAAAGTCAACGTGCCATTGCCAAGCCAATTCATCGACCCATCGTTCCGGCAGCGTGTCGATCATATGCAAAAGTGCGGTCGCAGGAATGAGCTGCGTTACTTTTTTTAGTTCTGCGTCCAAAGCTTCCGCCGCCGCTCGTACCTTATCGTCGCTCTGCAGATTTGGCGGGATCAGGTCGATAAGCTTGATCTGCTCAATATCAATCATCTTCCAACCCTCCGTAAATCACTTCGATATTCCCCGCAACTGCAATATCAGTGTTGCTGATTGCCGTATACGACGGCGACGTGATCGCAACCCGACGCGCTCCTGCTTGCATGATGCGCCGGACCAGCTCGGACGGGTTTATGTCCCGGCCAATCTTGGATTTTTGCCATAGCACATAATCCGTGACGGCTTGGTTAACTGCCTCCTGAATCGTGGCCGCGGAGGCTGCGTTTTGCGTGGCGATGTAATAGGTCAGTTCGACGTCGTAACTCGAAACATTGGGCGCCTTGACAGTAACTTTGTCTGTCAACGGCCGAATACGTTCATCGTTGACGACATCAGCTACTTGTTCCAGGACGTCACTTGTCGGCAGCTCTCCGCCCTGCATCAGCACATAGACCTCAACCTCCACCGGCGCCGGCGAGTTAACTTTCACATCGATAATTCCTGAGTTGGCCGAACGGGCCCAGTATTCGTAGGCACCGCGCGGCCCAGCGACCGAAAATCGTTCCGGCGAGGTATAGATGCGCTCGCGGAATGCGTCGTCTGATTCCGTTTCCGATCCTCCCGCGCTCTCCGTCGTGTTTACCGCGCTGGCTACAAAGGGGATCGGGTCGACAAGGTTACTGATCTGACCGGGCAAAAACCCGTTGCCCGTAGTTCCTGGTGTGAGACATTCGGCGCTTACATCCACGTACAAAGTGCCAGGCGGCACTTCAGCGACCGCGCTTGTCGCGAAAAACACCTCTCCACCGGGGCTTACGCGAGTGCCGGCAGGAATGATAATCGTGTCTCCAAGCGGGGCCGACATCGTAAAGCGGATCGTCGTCAGCGCCGGAGAAGCCTGTAGCCGAGTCGTTTCCACCATGGCCCCGATATGATCCAGCATGTCGCCGCGAGCATACCGAAGCAGGTTTTGCTTCGCGGTATCGTTAATCAGCACGCGAAGTTGGATGATCTCGTTGGCCACAGCCAACAAAAAAAGCCGTACCGGATCGCCCGGATACAGCTTTCTTTCGCTTATGGCCTCATACACTGTGATAATGTTGTTTTTTATGGCATCTGGGTCGGTATCGACAAGTTGAATGTCGGGCAAATCGAAGATGCTCACAGCTCAACCCCCTCTCGCAATCGTACTCGGATGGACGGGAGCAACCGCCCGTCCAAATTGTCGGAATCGAACGAGACGCCCGTAACCTCTACACGAGGCTCGTTTATTTGCACGGCCTCGATTATCAGAGCGGTCAGCCTGGCCTGCGCCACCATCAATGGGGAGTCTACATCGGATTGGTCAACGCCGAATCCCCTGTCGAGGGGTACGCTGCCCAGCGCGGTCGTGACAATCGTTCTTACGTTTTGCATGATCTCCGTCATCCCCGTCGCCCCGAAATCAATTTCACCCGGCTTTGCAACGACCACATACTCCAAGACTCTCACCCCCATTAAACGTACTCTTTCAGCCGCACGTCAGCGCTGGCCACGAGCAGACGGCCTGCATTATCAAATACCTCCCAGGTCTGATCGACGGAATCGATATACCATTTATTGACTCCGAAAGGCAGCCCGCCGATAATCAATTTTTCGACTTGTCCCGTACGACACATCGTAGTCAAGCGCGCCATCTCGTTGCGCGGCTTAATGCCATACCGGGCATCGAAGTGCATCGAAAATGATATTTCGTCCTGGCCCGGGCCAAGGAACTGCGATTTGGGATTATGGTTGTAGATGTCGTGCGTCGCCCAGCGCGCCGAGCTCGTCCGACGAAAATCTCGGAACGTCCGAAGCAGGCTTGCCGATGCGACGAAAACCAATTTGCCAAAAGTCCCGATCATACCCCGCCCACCTTTCCAAGACAGTACCCGGTCTCAATTCCGGAACCGAGAAACGCGCATAGCACCATGTCACCTACCGCCGGAAACTGAATCGAAATGCCGGCAATTGGAGGCACGATGACCTGCAGCCATCCGGTCACGAGGTCATCTTGATCCTCAATCACAACCCGAACAGCTTTCAATGACTCATCGACACTCGATACGATACCAACGCGAAGCAAATTAAAGCCCATCAATACCCCAGCACCTTTCGCAAGTCTATCCGGGTCTGGTATCCGCCGCTGCCGTCTACCGTATGCGTCGCTGTCTCAACGTAATAGGTATCATCATACCCCCCAAACCCCAAAAGCTTGACCGTAACGCCCTGCACAAGCGCGCAATCACCCATCAAAACCAATTGGGCCCGTTGCGCATCCTTATTCGCCTTTCGGAGTGCCGCTCGAGCTTTGCGGGTGGCTTCAGCTACCGATACAACGCGTTCGTTAAGTTTGAGAACGGGACCCTTTGCGCCCGGTATACTAAACGATCCTTTGATGGTCTTCTTTTTCGAAGTGTCCGTGAATTTGATTTCGCAAGAGGCATAGGCGGCATCTGTCGTTTGGAGGTTGAAAGAATAACTCAGGATGTCGCTTTTGCCGCGTTCAATCGTGCGAGTAGGCTTGACACCCTCATATTTGCGGTCGTCGAACAGCACAAGCCGCCCGCTCGTGATTTTGAGCGACCCGCCTTCAGCTTCCACTCGCGAACTTAGAAAGGCCAGGTCTGTTTCTTGGGACTGATCAATCCGGTCATAAACGACCTCGTCCATCTCGTACATGAGTTTCAACCCGGCCCTTTTTGCAATCTGGCCGGCGATTTGGCGCAAAGTGACTTTCTCCCAGGATTGAGACCGGGGTTCGCTTTTAATCTTCGTGTTCCCGGGATAAGACGCCGCCTGAATCGTGATCGTGTCGTCCGGTCCGGTGTAATCGACACTGTCAACGTCAAACGTCCCACAATAAAGCGTTCGTGTTGTTCCGCTAGAGTACCAGTTTCTAAGCTGGATCGATGCCTTTATGCGGTCCCCTCGCCGGGGGAACCAAGACTTCCGCCAGCGGCCGTCAACATCGGCCAGACTGATCTGCAGATCGTCGGCCCGGCCATTACCCGAATCCGTGTATGAAAAAGACAACAAAAAAGGCTCAATATCGCGAGAGATATTGACGCCCTGATAGGTCAGATCGATGATTGCTTTTCTCGGCTCCATTATTCTTCCGCTCGCCTCCAAGGAGGGAGGTCTTCGGCTTCCGCCGGTGCCACATCCGGGATCATCAACACGACACCGGCACCAAAGATAACCGTCCTCATATGTTCGGGATTAAGCTGCATGAGGTTCGACATTTGAGAGGACGACCCGAACAACTTGTGTGCGATACCATCCCAGGTGTCGCCCTGAATCGTCGTGTATGTGCTCATTGGTGGAAACTAAGCCTCCTGTTTTCGCGCTCATATCGTTGCAAGAATCGCTTGAAATCCTCGTATCCCGACTGTGCTGCTTGCTTCACTTTTGCTATGACTTCCGGCCCGCCGCCGCTTACATTAATCACCGGAGAGTACGAAACGTTAACCGTAGTCCCTTGATCATACCCTATGATGCGACTTGTCTGTTCCAGCAGTTCGCGGGAGCGCTGGCTGCGTTCCAGCGGGATCGCCATTTCCGGGCCCGCCTCGCCGAATATTGACGGCCGAGTTGCTATACCGCCTTCGGCAAACTTCGGCATATCTAACAATCCCGATGTATTATTTTGGGGTGTCTTCGGAACTTGAAGACCGGAGGTTCGATAGAGCACATCGACGTTTATTTTTTTCTCCGCCGGTAACTCATTCAGCTTTTGGTTAAGTTCCGCGATGGTTTGCAACGCCGCTGCAAATTTCGCCTTGCTTTCTTCGGATAGGCTGCTGAATTTCTTTGCTTGTTCTTCTAGCGTGCCGCCAAGGTTGAGCTCGATCAGTTGTTTCTGCGAGTCATACAACGCTTGAAAGCTTTGCTCGGCCGCCTGAATGTCCTCCTGCGTTTGAACCCATTTGTCATAATTTTTACCGTATGCCTCATAAAAGCTCTGCATGTCGGCAACCAGATTGGCCCAGTTACCGCTGTAGTCCTTGCCGGTAATCTCTTGGATTGTACGGGCCAAGTCGCGCAAACGCTGGGTTTGCTCGTCCGACGACAGGCTGCTGTCATTTACGATAGCCTGCTGCTGCTCGACGAATTCGCGATACTTGACATAGGACTCGCGCGCTTGGTTGTATGCCTGATCGTATTTCGTCAGGTTCTCCTGCAGCTTGGCGTATTCTTCTTCGAGGCTTGGGAGTTTGTATTCTGCGTCCGTCACCGACTTTTCCAGTTCCCGGCGCGCCATTTCGCGCTGCACGCCATTTAGTTCCTGGACCAGTCCCAACTGCTCTCGGAATTTTCCACTCTTCGCATCTTCCGCATTCAAGATTTCCGGGTTGAGTTCGATCAGTTCTTTCTCGATCTCGCTCAATTTCCGGCGGGCTTCGGTCAGTTGTTCGGTCGGTGTCTTCGAATCCGCTATTTTTGCGGAGAGGCGGTCGTATTCGGCGATCAGGTTATTCGTCCGCTGGTAATGCTCGTCAATGCTGCTGTAATCCTTAAAGGCGGTGCTAAGCGTTTCGTCCATATGCAGGAGCGCCTGGCGGGCTTCTTCCTGGCTTTTCCGATACGCGATAATGCCAGCCGTGAGCGCGCCGACAGCGCCGACGGCGATACCTACGGGATTGGTAAAAAAGCGCAGCGTCGTGCCGAACGACGTCATGAGCTTATTGGCGCCGCTCGCGCTTTTACCAATGTCCTCCACGGCTTCGCCGACCGAAGCAAATTTCGAAACGAGCGACACCGCGTTTTTGCCGATCATCGCTGCCGGCGTAGCCAAGGCCAAGAATTTGATCAATTCTTTATTGTCCCCGGCCCAATCCGCCAGCTTTTCGATCGTCGGCATGAGGTCTTCGGAAATCGGCAGCACAAGCTCCGTCATCAATTGACGCCCGATCTGCTGCCATTTTTTACTGACCGTGTCGAATTTGACCTGTTCGATATCCTCCATCGTGGACTTGGTCATGTCGAACTGGTTACGAACCGATCCCAACGATGTGATGACAGTGGCTTCGAGGTCTTCAAACTGCGTGCCGAAAAGCGCTACGCCAAGCTGGTTGCGCTGCAAGGGGTCTTTGATCTCGTTGAGCCTCTGAACGACCGCTTGCAAAGCGTCTTTGCCCTGAATAGCCCCTTTTGAGAGACCATCCAGAATGTCCTGGCCGCCGCCCAGAATCATCTGTAATTGTGTAATCGTTTTGCTCGCTGCCTGGCCGCCCTTTTTCAGGTCTTTGAGCATTTCGTCGGCCGTCGATTTGCCGACCTTTTTAACCAATTCAGCATACTGAGCAGACTTCCTCCCGGCCTTGGTCAACCTCGCTACCCAAGCGTCGATGTTATTCGGTGCAAAAAGGACCGCAAGCGCATCGCTGGTCGTCTTGCTGCCGTCCTTAAGCCTGATATTAAACTCCTTGACGGCGTCGCCGACTTTGTCCAGGTTAAACGCACCTTTTTCAAGGCCAGCCGCAAAAATGTTGAACATCTCGTCGGCCGAGTAACCCAAGGCTGCAAACTGCGGCGCATACTCGTTCGCGGTATCCAGCAATTCGCCGGACTTGTCGAGCCCCTTCTGTGCACCCTGCGCCAGGAGGTTAAATGCTTGCGTCGACGTAATGCCAAAGTTGCGCATCATCGTGTCGGCGGCCTTGACCGATTCGGTAACGTCTTCGCCGAACACGTCTCGGAAAAGGATCGCCTCTTTGGTCATTTGCTCCAGCGCTTCGCCACTCTGCTGCGTTACCTGTTTTACCGTTGCAATGGAGTTCGTGAGGTCCTCGAAGCCTTGCCCAACCGGCAACTCGTATAACGATTCGGCAATGCTCCGAAGTTCTTCCATTTCTTCCGCGCTTGCGCCTGTGGCCGCTTGCAACTGCGCCATGGAGTCATGAAACTCAAAAACAGCGCCGCCGATCCCTTGGACGGAATCAGCGACGCCTTGAACAATCGCGAAAGCTCCAGAATACTCGGCGACGCGTTTCAGTACATCTCCGAATGTTCGCGTATCCTCGCCCGCGGAACGGATTGCTCTCTCCGCTTCGCGTGCTTCCTTGCTTATGTGTCCAAACGCATCATTGCTGCTGATTTTACTCAGCACTCTGTCCAGACTTTCAAGCCTGTCAGTTGCAGCTCCGAAGGACCTTCGAAAGGATGACTCCAACTCCGCGTCCAGCCTGAACGATACTTCAAATTCTCGTCCTCGATTAGCCACTCTTACCGCCGCCTTTCCACTTCGCCGCTAATTTCATCCATTCTCCCAATTCGAATACAGGGAGAGAGAGAAAGAAGGGAATGGGCGTGTAAGTAGCTTTGGACAAAATCACGGCCATATCCCGCACGCCCAAATCAGGAGTTAGGCCGACCCGATCAAAAAATTTTGAGCCCGCAATGTTACCCGCGTGAAATCCTTGGCATAGAGCGATTTAATCAGTTCGACAGGCACGCCGGCGGCTCGGGCAGCTACGATCGCCTGATAGGCTTTGTCAGACTCCCTAAAGAACAACTGGGAGCCCTGCGATGCTGCATATTGCCGATCACAATTAAGGATGTCCTCCCCCGTCAGCCGATCGAAATCGAGATTGATCTGCGTGTACTCTTGACCGTCAAATGTAATCGGCCGCCTGAGCGTATACACGCTGTCAGCGGCCGTTTGTGCTTGATCGCTCATGTGATTTTCGCTCCTTACAGTCCAAGTTGCGAACGTACGTTAGCCAGCATGTCAACGCCGTCCACCTTGAAGATAAAGTTAAATTTGTCGAGTTCGAGTAGCGTGACGCCATCCTGCACGATCTTGATGTATGTCACTTCGAGCTCGTTGGAGGACCCCATCGGGTTAGCCGCCTGGAAGTTTCCGAGGTTGCCAGTCTTCGGAAGCGCTCTGACGCTTACCTTAAGGCCAGCCGTCCGGATTGTTCCTGAGCTCGAGTCGTAAACCTGAATGGACCCCCGGAAATCAAGCGCGTGCGCTTTTTGCTGAAGCAGCCGAATCGTGCTTCGCTCAACAGTACGCCAGTTAAGCGTAACCGTCATGCTGCCAAAATGACCGAGCGTAGGGCTGTCAATTTCCCCAGCAATGCCGGCGCCGCTGATCGTTTGGGTCATGGCTTGCAGGGTGGGCAACGTAATGTCAGAGGCACCCAAGTATTCATTGCCGTCACGATATACGGTAAAGTTGATCAGCTTCTCAGGAATCTGCATCTGCGCCATGGTCTATCCCCTCCCTTATTCCGCCAAGGTGCTGAGATAAGAAGTATCGTATTCGACAATAAAGTCAATTTCACGGGCCGGAGACGGCGGTGTAACGTAAATGTGGAAACGTACAATGCCGTCCATAATGTCGGTTTGCGGGTTTTCGTCCGCCCGGAACTCGACACGGCCACCGAGAAGCGCGCCAATGGCTGTCAGGCCATTAAGCCACAGGTTAAGGCTATCCGTGACCGCCTCCGTCAACCGACGCGTGATCGGACCGTCAAGTCGCTGCCAATAGGACAGGACGACCGTATTGGTGATCCAATCCATCATTCGGCGGACCGGGATAAACGCGTCTTTCGGGTCTGTGTTGGCCGGGTACGCACCGGTACGGTTACCCCATGCCTTCCAGCCACCGACGAAGTTGAGCGCCGTCACGATCCCCTGGCCGTTAAGGTAAGCAGCCTGATCCGGCCCCAAGAACAAGGGCGTGCCGTCTGCAAGCACAGAAGAGTCTGCCCGCAACGACTGGTTGGAGGGCGATACATACGGTATCCCGGTATATGCCGCATCCGTTGCGCAAATCACGCCCGCAAGCTGCGTCGAAAGATGATATGTCTTGTCTCCGAGCTTAACCAACGGGTACGTGTTGATCTGCCGCTCGGATGTATAGTTGTTGCTTTCTTTCCACGCTGCCACGTCCGTATATGCTTGATCCGCCGGAAGGTCGGTCAAGGCGATTGCCTTAAACAGACCATTGACGTTGCCAGCTTTTGCGACCATCACGGCGCCGACCGCCGGCTCGTGCGAATATCCGGGAGCCAAAATCATCCCCGGGACCATCCGGAAGCGAGGGAATACCTGATCGATCAGTTCAAGCCCCTTCGGGTTTCCGCTGCCGTCGATACCGCCGATAATGTCGGAGCTGGTTACTGCTGCCGGATTGAGCTTGTCATAGCTGACCGAAAGCGTCGTTGCGTTGGACGGGATCAATCCGGCTGCCAAACGTTGAATGACCAAGTTTCCATCATCATCATAGTCAAGCGTATAGTCCGTACCCAGGAGGTACGTCGTCTGGCCGTCGTTGGATTTAACAACAACGGAAGATTTCAAGATGCCTTGCTTTTTGACCGTCGCCAATCCGTTAACCATCGTCACGGCCTCATCGGAGACGGAAGTTTTATGCGTCGCCGGGTCCAGTACATTGACCAGCACAACCGGGGACATCGCAAAAAGCGCAAAATGCGAATGGATAAATTCGCTCAGCGAAAAGCTCCAGTCATTGCTGTATCCGAACGCTTCGACAGCCTCGGCGTAGGTGTAGCACAGTACCGGCTCATTGACCGGCGCTTTACTGCGCTTAGACAGGTTGATCGGCGCCGTCCCGAACACAACCGGGACAGTATCGACGGATGTAGGCGGCGTGATCGTGGTAGGGATTTCGTTGACATAGACGCCGTGCTTGTAGGCCATCAATCAGCAGCTCCTTTCAATTCCCGGAACGTTTTGTGTTCCAGAGTTCCGGGCGTGTTTACCCGCTTTTTTACGGTTGCCAGCTCACTAACCGGAACGATCAGATTTTGCGCATCCGGAAATTCGGCGATCACGCCCGCCAAATAGGCGGGCACGCCGTCGCGGAATACCGTGTACTGCTTAAGCCGACCACGCTGGATGTTGGGTCCGACGTAGATCAGCGGTTCCTCCGGCCTCGTCTTTTCCGGCTTCGAGGCTGTTTTCTTTGCCTTTTCAGGCTTTTCATTCCCATGGGAATCGGATTGCATGGATGTCATCTCCTTTCGGTTGTTCAGTAGCGCTTTGTACGGTCCATATCGTTTTTGCCTGTCCAACCCAAAGCGGATAAGGTTGATCCTCCGGGATTTCCCATTCATAGGGTTTTCCGATTACAAAACGATTGTTGATCACGCGCTGACGGAAAAGTTCGATCCTTACATGCTCCATCAGGTTCAGAAGGTCATAAGCGCCATCCGGATGCAAAAATCCATCCTTTTGTCCGCCTTCGTTGTATACGCCAAAAGCCAACGTGATCCCGACGGTAGACATCGTCGTGGATGCAGGTTCGAGAACAGGATCGTTGCCACCTGTGATACGTGCGACAATGTACGGAAAATCGATTTTCTCGGGCAGTTGCGGGTTTTTAAATGGCAGATACCACTCAAACACCCTTGGGGCTGCGTAAGCTTTGTCAGCGCCTTGCGAAGCCGCATAATTTTGCACAACTTGGCGCAGAAACTCGGCTACCGACTGCAAAAGATGAAATGCCGTCATCCTTTGAACCTCCCAAGTACCCGGTTAACCTCGTGATCAAGTCGCAGCGCCATTCGGCGTTCTGCTTCCAACTGCAAATGTTCGGCAATTCCGGGTTCGCTGAGCATAACCGGGATCGCCGGACCGTAAAGTTCTCCGATCGGCAGCCGTTTCTTCCGCTCGCGCCGGAACACGCCGATGTGGCCGCTATCCATCTTTGCCACGAACGCCCCAGGAATGGGCTTCTTGCCGCCCTCTTTTTTGACTGCTGCTCGTAACACCTTCGGCTGCTTTGCTGGCGGCTGAGATGGCGTCGTGCGAAACCTAATCAGCGGAATGCTCGGGCCGCGGGACGTAAGCAACATTTCGAGTCTGGCCGGATTAGCCTTGGTGACTTTGATCGTTTTCAGCACATCGCCGTGTTTGACGTAATAGATTTCCCGAACCTTCCGCGCCGCTTCTGTTTTCATGCCCGCGGAGACGCGATTGATAGCAGACGCAAAAGCCTTCGGCATGTTTTGCACAACAAACCGAAGGCCAATGGTCGCCTGCTTAAGCTCTTTTCGAGTGGAATTGAAGGAAATCACGTCAGGCTCGCCTCGATTTCTACCGCCAGAATGCCCATTTCGGACGACACGCGCCGAACAATGTATGGGTTGAGGTCTACCGCCGTCTTCCCGATTTCGAGCACTTGGTTTTCAACCGGGACATATCCGAGGTCATCAAGCCGCATATACAACGTGATTTTCGAAGCGTATGAGCCGTCGGCATCCGGATAGAGCGAGCCCTCACGCTGATCACGGTCAATGACAACATCGATTTGTTGCGGTTCAAAGCCGGTCGATCTGATAAAGACCGGCTCCCCGAACTCGTCCACGTTGATAAAGGTCGTCAAGTTATCCCTGGCAACGTAGTCCCTGAAGTTCATTCTTCGTCAGCCTTATTGTAGAATTCGGCGTATTGCTGCAGCCGAGTTTCAGCGTTCGAACCCGGTTCAATCCCGAGTTCGATCAGCAATTCCTTTTGTTCGCTGGCGTTCAGGCTTTCGAATTCTTCGACGGTCAGCAGCTCGACGGTTTCCATTCCGTCGCCTTGTTGGCCACCGGGTTGCCCTACAAACGCAGGCGACACATAGGTATCGATCAGGTGGGCAACGTCTTTTTCGTCTGCATCAAAAACGGAGCCTTTTTCATAAAAGGCTCCGTTATGCTTAATGCTTCCGCGAATCACTTCGAAGCGCATAAATCTGCCCTCCCCGCATCAGGATACCGTGTTGATTACGGCCCAAGCGCCGACATCAAACGGTTTCGGAATCGGCCGCGACTTGACGACGAGGCTCTTGGTATCCGTGTTACGGTCCACATTGACCTTTGCGACACGAGGCGCTTCGACCGTGACAAAGTTGTCCGAATCCGGAGGGATGATCGTGTTTGCGCCGTACAGCATTTCGCCGATGTTTTCAGCGGCCACAATGACCTTATCCTTATCGATGTAAGGTTTGAGCGTCTGAGTCTGCTCATCATAGTACCAGGCGAGGTACGTGTAGAGGTCGAGGCCAAGCTCCGTCAAACGCCCAACGTAAGCGTAACCATTGCCGTTTCGGATATTGAGTTGCGGGTTGATTTCGCCGAATTGAGCAAAACGCAAATCCAGCTTTTTCATAAAGTTATCGTCTTCCCGCAAGTACATCCAGGCATTTTCCCCGAGAATTGCGACCGTCGGGTTGTAGCCGGCTTGGCGCACCAGCGTAACAGCTCTGAGCAGATCGGCATATTTATTCGATGCGGAATTGCTCCACTGAGACGTACCGGTGAGATTGATCACGTTTTCCAAGCCGTAATCGATCGTGTCCGTCCTTACTTGCGTTGCGGAATCGTCGATGTAGCCTGTTGCGGTGACGCTGCCAGTTTGCATAGCTTCCGCGATCATCAATTCCTCTCGCCGAACGATCATATCGTCCAGCTCGTTGTAGTCTCGCTCCATAATGGCGAGTGCTCTTTCTTCCGGAGTCAAGCCGCCGAAAACCGGCTCACCGGGAAGTCTTACCTGCAGCAAATCGACATTATACGGCGCCGAAAGGTTGATATACGGCGGCGTGTAGATTTTGGTTTGATAGCCTTCTCGGCGAATATTTACCGGATTGCTGCCCTCGGCCACAAGCGGAGCTACGCGCTGACGGTTTCTGTAAAAGTCCATAAGCACGTGTTTGGTCGCGAAGGTAGAAAAGCCCGGAAAAAATCGATCCCGAAGGAACGTCGTAACCGGCATCCGCTTTTGAAATGCCGGTTGCATTGTCTGCGGCTCGTAAATGCTGATGTTACCACCGGAAGCAGCCGCGGCATTTTGAGGGCCACCTACAAAACGATTCTGCAAAAAGCTTTGCCTGATTTTCAAAACTATCACCCTTTCGATTAATAGTCGGTGCGGAAGTGGATTCCCACCGAACGAAGCTCGTCCTTGTGGTTGGCTACCGTGTCTCCATCGGCCACGTACAGCGCATCATAGTTAAAGATGCCGGTCTTGTATGCGACGGCTACGACATCAGCAAAAGAGGTGTCCACCGTCTCGGCCAAAACATATTTGGCCGTCTGGCTGCCGTCCGATGCGGTTTTGTCGACGAGTTTAAACTTCCCGTCTGCGCTAACCTCGCCGATGACAGCACCGACTTTAAGGACACCTTGACCGCTTGCCAGCGTCACCGAAGTCGTCAGGGCCGGGACTTCCGTTCCGGCGAACAGCGTTTGCAGTTCAACACTTGCGAAATCAGGCATTCAGATTACTCCCTTCGAATGTTCTGCGGCCGGCCGGCTTGCGAATTGGCCGCGAAAAAGTTGAAAATCGTGTTCACATCATTGACATTGTTCAGGTCGAACTCTTTCTCCGAGTTTTGCGGCTGCGGCGCCGGCTTCACACCTTCAGTTCCAGCAGCTTTGTTCGCTGCGACCGCGGCGCCAAAAAGGGCGTTGTTGATCATCTTTCCTTCACGCATTGCCCGCAGCGCGAGCTGTTCTGCCGTCATGGGGTTTTCGCCGTACTTGGCTTCGTTGACAAGCTCTGGATCGATGTTTGCGGCGATCTCGTCGATAGCTTTAAGGCGCGCGCGCTCCTGGGCTGCCAGGTCGACGGCAGGAGAGGCATTGCTCGCACCACCGATAGGGGTAACGACCGTGCCCGCCGTCAATTGCACGGGCGTATTGACTCCAGCCGTGACAACCGGATTCGGTGCTACATTTTGGGTTTGGGTCGTTTGAGACACGTTCCCCACATCTCCTTTCTTTTTGAGCAGTTCGTTTTTGATTTTTTCAACGACGGACTGCGGCAGCATTTGCGTTGTCGCAGACGCGACGGCGCTCAGTTGCCCGCCCTCGTCGAACATGATTTCGTCGATAAACTTATAAGCCAGGGCGTCTTGCGCGTTTAACCAGGTTTCTTTGTTCATCAGGTTAAGCAGTTCGCTTTGCGTCATGCCGGTTTTCAGCCGGTAAGCGTTCGCGATCCCGGCGTCTACCGTTTGCAGGAAGTCGGCCGAATGGCGATGATCGCGCTTATCGCCAATGGTGATCGTAGAGGCGTTGTGAATCATCAGTTGAGCGGTCGGAGACATCGCGACTTTTTTTCCAGCCATTGCAATCACGCTTGCCGCGCTGGCCGCCACCCCGACGATTTTGACCGTCACGTCTGCGGCGTGTTCTTTCAGCATCGTGTAAATTTCCGACCCGGAAAAAACGTCGCCGCCGCCAGAGTTGATAATGACCTCCAAGTCATCGCCGTTCGCATCTGCGATTGCTTGCGATACCTTGCGCGGGCTTGTAGCCTCCCATTCGAGCCAGTCGTAAATATCCTGGTAATCATTCGGTATGATGACGCCCTTAATCTCTACCCTCGTCGGCATTTTTGTTTTCACCTCCTTCATCAGAGCTTGCTGTCGTGCTCGTCACACTACTCGGCAAATCTCGCGCAACTTCATACTCTCGACGCAGGACCTCAACGTTACTGTCGTAGTCGGAGCCATTGATCTCCATGGCCTCGCGCTCGTGCGTCGAAAATTTGTTAGCGATCCGCATCGCCGCCGCTTGGACCTCTTTGACTGGGTCGATTTGACCGGGGCTAGGACCGATCCAAATTGCTTTGCTCCAAAGCTTTCGGCGCGCTGGGTCAGAAAAAAAACCGGGCGCCTGGATACGTCCAGTTGCCACGGCTTCAAAAAGCCATGTCTCATAAACTTGTTGGCAAAAGTCGTGTGCGAACCAGTCCCGGCGATCCCGGAATGGCCGCCATGCTTGCAAAAGTGCGGCCCGGCTGGCTGAGTAACTGGAATTAAACACTCCAAGCAGCATTTCATATGGGATGTCAAGGGTCGCACCAACCAACTGCGCCATCGACCTCGTAAACGTCTCAAACCCGGATGTCGGATGCTTTGGGTCGCCGAACGTTATGTCTTCGTTCGGTCCTAAAACGTTAATCGTCCCAGGCCCCATCTCGTAAGATGCAAGCCTTTCCTCTGGCGGAATGTCCAAACGATCCTCTTCTGGGATGCTTTCGCCCAACGGATTTGTGTTTTTCGGCCCCTCCGTCTTGATAAAGGCTGTGAAGAAACTGTTAATAATTGCGGCCGCAATCTCCGCCTCGGTGTAACGGCTCATCTGCTTGATCTGTTCGATGACCGGCGCCAAATACGGGACGCCTCGATATTGCTCTGCCCGCTCCGGGTCCATGACAAACAAGACGTTCGGCAGCCCGCTGACCCTGTTCAGCGCGTCCACGCGGACCCATTGGATGGGTTGACGCGTTGGTAGCAGACTGTTAGGGTGTTTGTTGCTGATCCAATACGCTATCACTTTTCCGGCCGCGTCCGTCTCAACGCCGTTTTGAATTTTTCGACCGTCGTTAAGCTCAACATAGTCCATTGTGACAAAGTTGCTCAAAGCCGGACTGAGGTGTGCAGGAACGTATTGGTTCGGAGTGCTGAGCCTGTCAGCCTCTATCAAATGCAGCCGCAAGAGATATGGGTTTGTTCCCTCCGGTCGATCCGCATACTTAACGATGGCGAGCGAGTCGCCGTTAAGGAGCCATCCGGTCAGCATGATTCGCTGGGCATCGTAAAAGTCGTTGAGCCCCGTATTGTCGATCTTGGATTCCGCCCAGAGTTTAAATTCAAACTCGGTGCGATCCTCCCACTCCTTTGCCTGTTCGGGCGTCAGACCCAGCGCGCGGGCGTTGATCTGACATTTTAATTCAAGTCCAGACCCAAGGATGTTAGACTGGTTTTTCTTAATCGCACTCGTTCCGAGACCTCCGGACATGTAAAGGTCACGGCTGCGCTCGCGCAGCAGCGCTAGGTTGTTGCCGATGTCCTCTTGCGGGCTGCGGCTGGTGCTTATCCAACCTTGCATGGACTTCTTCCGGCGGCTGGCGCCGCTGTGCGAGTACCCGCTGTTCAAAACTTGGCGCATTGCCCCAAGTTTGAGCCTGGCGGCCTCTCGCCGTAGCGCGGCGCGCGGAGCAATTAATTCAATCGCTCTGTCAATGAAGCTCACAAGTCACATCACCTCCTTACAAATCACGGTAAAGAATTCGATAGGCTTTGCGTTTCTCCGATCCTGTCAGCGCGTTCTCCAGCTCGTCCTGCTGCCGCTCCAGGTTATCGATCTCTTCCCGGATTTGTGCCAGATTCGCGCGGGTGAGTGACCGGCCGGCGATGCTATACGATTGCGAACCCTGGAGTATTGCCGCCTCCGCGGCGTAATACATTTGCAATCGTTGCTTCACCAGTTCCAGTCGGGCTTGTATCCGTTCTTTCCGCATGTCATCACCTACCAAATATTCGATTTCTTCACGAAGACACGCTTTTTCGCGGCTGGTGCCGCTTGTGCAGCAGGCTTCGGCTTCAGTAAAACGGGTTCGTCAAGGTTAGGATTCAGAATTTCGAGTGCGGCCGTGTTGTAAACCCGAAGGTCAAACGGTTCGTTCCGATCCCGGACCTTTACCCATTCGTAGTACGCCACGCCCATTCTTTTTCGAAGTTGTTTCTTCTCGGCCGTCAGCCCGCGGAAGTAATCCAGCGAGTATCCGCGGCCGGTCGGGAAGTGGCAGTATCCTGGACCGGCGTGCTGTACTTTCAGATCGGCGAACACCTTCGACTTACCTTCATCTACGCCCAGCCGGAACAGGATCGCTTTCTCTCGCTGCGTCTCCGTATGCCCGGCAATCAGCGGGATGTATTCACCGTTCCGCGAGCCCTGGCCCTTGATCGCGAATATTCGGCGGTGTGACCGCGGTGCGCAGAAACGATAAACTTCGGTCGTAAAGTGTCCGCCGGAATCGATACAGGTTATCGCGATACCAAGTTGTCGACCGTCTGACTTTGACCAGCGGCGGGAAAGGTACTCGTCGAGTTCATTCCAAATTTCGGGTTGCCGCAGGTTACCGTAAATGACGTGATATTCGATGCCCCACGATTCTTTGCCGGGGCCCCAACCCATGACCTCAATTTCAAAGCGATCATCCTGCACGTCGACGGCTGCCGTCAGCACGCGGACCTTTTCCGGAACTTCGGCGCCGTAATCCTCACAGCGTCCGAAAAGCGTCTCTTCTTCGAGCTTTTCGCCTTGTTCTTCCCACGATTCACCCAGGACGGTATTCGTCCATACCTTGAGCGCTTCGGTTCCGTCACGATTGGCGACGAGGAAGGAATGCACGACGTCATACCAGGACGACCACGGGCTGACAAGCTGATTAAGATGGAACCCGCGGCGCTTGGAGTGCTTTTTCCGCGCGATCCATTTGCCTGTCCCGCGCTTCCACTCCTTTTCCGTGTGCAGCGCCCCGCATTCCTTGCAGGCATGCCGCACCGACTTGATTTCGAAGTCGCCATTCTCCTCTTTCTCGTACTCAAATTTAACTTGCTGCCAGGTCAGCGGTTGGTACTCGCCACAACTCGGGCACGGAAGGCAATATTGCTCCATCGTGCTGTCGTTATATAACTGCTCGATTCGAGAAGCGTCCTTGATGGTCGGAGTCGAAACGAAGATATGCTTCTTGTTGTGGAAAGTCTTCGTTCTCTGAACGGCAAGGGAAATCGGATCGCCTTCCTTGCCAGCGCTGACCGGATACCTGTCGACCTCATCACAAAGCAGAATTCGGATCGGCCGGCTCGATAGCGATGACGGCGAATTTGCCCCAACGATTGCGATGTATCCGCCGGGGAAACTCTTTTCGGAAATCGTATTGCTGCTATCTCGACTCTTCGCCTCTCCGACCTTGTCCCGCAGCCGTGGGCTGGCTTCGATCATTACTGAAAGGCGTTCTTTGGAAAAGGTTTCGACCAATTTGTCTGTCGGCAACACGTACATGATCGGCGCCGGGTCATAATCGATGTGATAGCCGACCATGTTCAGCAAAAACTCCGTTTTGCCGACCTGAGCCGAGGCCATGATCGCGACTTCTTCGACCTCCGGGTCATTGATCGAATCCATGATCTCGCGCTGATACGGCGCCCGGTCCGTTCTCCACGGCCCCGGCTCCGCGCTCGTTGCGGTGGTCAGAATGCGGTACTGATCGGCCCATTCTGACGTCGACAACTCCGGCAGCGGTGCCCATTGTTTGCAAAGCCGGCGGAAAAGCGCAACTGTCTTTTCGGCAACCAAACTATTTCCCCGCTTCCGCCGGATCGTAGTTCGAAAGGGCCGTCAGCACCGCGTTTATTTCCTTCCGGATTTCCCGCTCTATCACCGCTGCCGATTCGTGCTCCAATCGCGGCGCAAGTTTGCTCGGGATGACCTGCAATTTTGCCTTTGTCGTCAAGATCAGATCGGACACGAGCAGCTCGACATCCTTTGCCGAGTGCAATTCGCCGCGCAATCGTTCGAGCTCCAAGGCAGCCCGCTCTTTTTTCAAGCGCTCGTGTTCGGTTTTTTCGTCGATGTACCGAGGCTTTCCCGTGTCCTCCTTGCCACCGCTGGCGTACTCGATGTACGCTTGCACGGCTTCGCCGAGGACGTATTTGCCGCGATCAACTTGCTGCAGCACGCCCTCCTTCGTAAGCTGCCGTATCCATTGCGGCGTTTTCCCGACAACTGCGGCAAGCTCGCTCGTCAGGACCGTTTTTTCATGGATTTCGACCCCCTCCACTTTCGTTTTTTTGTTCGGCATCAGCATCCCTCCTACTTTCGTTTAAAGCATCAAAAAATGCTGGTATGATTTTGGACCGCGTATTTCGGTAGCGAAATTTGCAAAATGCGATTTATTGGCTGCTCGTTTACCAAAAGCGAAAGTGAGTTTGAAAATTTGAAACTAGACAAAAATCGGGGTCGCCAGTACCCGCACCCATTCCCCTTCGCCAGAAGGACCCGTGCATGTGGTTGTCAGCCCCGTGTGGCCGTTTTGAGCGCTTCTAGCATTCGAAGGGTGTATTTATACCCATCATCCATCATCGCGCCTTAAAACAGGCTTTAACTTGTGTTGTGAACCATGGCCAGCCCATCTCCTTCGGTTGGAATTGGTTTACAGATTCCCGTTCTCGTGCTAAGATAAAAACACACCGCTCGGGAAGCATCCGGCGGTGTTTTGCTTTTCATACAAAGGGACCATCACCCGGCGCCCTTGTGGATGACGGCCCATCAAGGACCACGCACAGTCATCAAATGGGAGACCTCCTAACTCCCGTGCGTGGTGTATGTGATGCGTCGCCAATCGTCCGGCTTGATAGACGCAGCGACGCTAATCACCTATGCCAGTTTGGCCGCGAGTTTTGTTTTGGCCCGCTTGATGTATGTGCTGACGCTGCTTTTGCTGATCCCGTGGATTGCAGCAGCCTCGCTGATTGATAGACCGAAACCGTAGACGGTCACGAATATTTCTTGCTCGCGTCGAGTCAACAGGTTTAAAGCTTCGTCGATTCTCCGCCGGTCCTCCGCAGTTAAGCTCGATTCGCACTTTATGGCGTTGTGATCGATGAAGATGTTGAGCTTGTCCGGCGGAACAAATACGGTCCTCTGCCATCGCGACAAGCGATTGATTGGTCTTGCTCTGCTGGGGTAACTGCCAGTAAGCAAACATTCGACGATGGCTTCGCAACTGGTGATCATCGATTGAATACGTGATCGGTCAGAACCGTTCTCGCATTTCTCGTATGCTTCTTGCAGCGAGAGAATCGTTTTTCGATAGCTTTCGATCATGTCATCCAACCCAATCACCAC